TCCCGGATCGAGGTGATGGCTCCGGTCTGGAAGACGGTGCGGTCCCAGGAGCTGGAGCCGACATTGGACGAGTTGGGTCGGCAGTACGCCATCGCCAGCCGGCTGCATTCGGTCAGAGAGTTGGACTACAAAATCGCGACAGGAGCCCCCTGATGGATCAGTTCTCCCCGGTGGATGAGTCAGGGACTTTCGAGTCGGAGCGCGGCATGGTCCGCTCTTCTACGCCTCCTAGCCTCCACTACGTCAACGAGTCAGGGATTCCCGACGAGTTGTTCATGGACGAACTCAGGGAGAACCGGGAGATCGCCAGCATCGTCGAGCAGTGGAGCCAGTCACTGCGCAGCAACCGGGACCGGGGCGTCACCGACATCTTCGGTCGGAAGCGGTGGAACGGGCTGGGCCACATCTTCTCCGACATGAGCCGGGCCGCGTTCGCCGTGGACCACGACGACATCCTGTCCACCCTGGCCGACGTCACCGAAGGGCTCACGTTCAACCGGTGCCGGTTCGAGATGAACGACGACGACCAGGAGGACGTCTGGAATCAGTGGGCCGCCGAGGTGGATCTGGACAGCCGGCTGCGGGAGATGTTCCGCGAACTGTTCAAGGTGTCCCAGGTGTACGTCGGACTGTGGTGGGACCGACGCACCTACACCGTGCGGACCAAGCCGGACGCCGAGAAGCTGCTCGAGGAGGCCCCGTCGAGGGGTGGGAACACCAAGCGGCGCAAGCGCTACGACCTGTTCGTTCCGTCGTCGATGACCATCCTCGACCCGACGAAGGTCCTGCCGGTCGGGCAGCTCATGTTCGGCCGGGAACGGTTCGCCTACTGCGCAGGTCGCAGCGAGGACATGGCGTTCGCCGAGGTGATGGCCGGTGAGGTGATCGACAGCACCGTGCTGCAACTGCTGGACGGCAAGTACACCCCGACGGTGGACGAGATCCACCTCTGTCAGGAGTTGGGCGTCGATCCCGATCGGCTATGGCTGTTCCGACCCGGCACAGTGTTCAGGCACTCCCTCACCAAGGCCCAGTACGAGCGGTTCGCCGCGGTTCGACTCAAGCCGATCTTCGAGATCCTGGACATGAAGTCGGCGCTGCGCAGTTCGGACAACTCCGCACTGGTCGGCAGTGCGAACTTCATCATCGTGATCAAGAAGGGCTCGGACAAGTTCCCGGCGAAGCCGGCGGAGATCGACAACCTGAAGGAGCAGTCCCGGGTGGTCGCCCGACTGCCCGTCATGGTCGGCGACCACCGGCTGTCCGTGGAGATCGTCAGCCCGGCGCTGGACAACACGCTGACCGAATCCCGCTGGCAGGTGCTGGACTCCCGGCTGGTGTTCGCCGCGCTGCGCAGCTTCCAGCCGATCGTCCAGGGCGGGAACTCGTCCGGGTCCGGCGTGTCGGAGATGTCCCGGGTGGTCAGTCAGGGCCTGGAGAACCGCCGACACCAGATGATCCGTGCGTTCGAGCGGCACATCTTCAACCGGGCGATGAACGTCAGCGAGGAACTGGACGAACGGCCCACGCTGACGTTCCTGCCCAAGCATGTGTCCCTGGACTTCCGGGTCGACGTGATGAACGCGATCCTGAAGTTGCGCGACCGCGGCGACATCTCCAGGGAGACCACGCTCGACGAGTTGGACTTCGACCAGGATGTCGAGGCTCGGCGCCGGGCCCACGAGCGGGTCGCCTACGACAAGGTGTTCCAGTCCGGCACGCCGTTCACCTCGCCGCAGCAGAACCCGTTCGGTGCGCAGCCGCAGCAGCCGCAACCACCGCAGCCCCAGAAGGATCCCGGTCGGCCACCCGGCGTGAGGGAGGACGAGCCCCGGAAACGTGGTGGTACCGAATGAGGGGATGAGCCTGTCCGGGGTGGGTAGGTTGATTAATGCGGGGTAGCCCACACGAGAGGATCCCTTATGGGCGGCACGGACAAGATCAAGAACGCGGCGCAGGAGGCCAAGGGCCAGGTCAAGGAGACGACCGGTCAGGTGACCGGCAACGCGGATCTCGAAGCCAAGGGTCAGGCCGAGCAGGTCGATGCCAACGCCAGGCAGGTCGCTGAGGATCTGAAGGACACCACCAAGGACATCACCCGCTAATCAGGAGGAACCATCATGGGTGCAGTGCAGGGCCAGAACCAGCCGAACCAGCCGAACGATCCGAACGCACCTCAGCCCAACGAGACTGAGGCGGAGCGCCAGGCGCGCGAGCAGCGCGAGGCCGAGCAGAACAAGTAGCAGCCTCTGAGTTGACCGCCCCGGACCGGACCGACCTCCGGTACCGGGGCATCACTCTGTGGGTTCGATGTTCGTACCCTCGATGAGCTTGCTCTTCACGTCCTCAGCCAGGTCCTGCTCATCACGCTTCCGCTCGGCCTGCTCCTGGGCCACCTCAACTCGAGCGGCTTGCCACGCGCTCCAATGCCCCGACACCAGGGCCCACAGACTTAACGCTGCCACGTAGGTCACCGAGTTGATCCAGCCGGTGACGATACTGATCGGGATCATCACAATCCACACGATGGTCAACCACCCGTTCACAGCTCTCATGAACTTGGGATCACCTTGAACAGCCGCCCAGAGGGACTTGATGACGTTCATGTCGCAATCCTGACCGTCCCCAGGCCGAAGTCCTGACGTGGAAACCGTTGTCCTGAATCGTGCGAACAGTACGATCCTGGTTTCGTTCGCCTCATCCCTGAACCGGGACGAGGTCGACTGCGCCGGCCTGCAGTGGAAGATCGCCCGGTCCAACCCGATGATCCAGTGGATCGGCGGGAACTTCGTCGAAGGGGACAAGGCCAACTCCAACGGTCAGTTCTGGACAGCCGGGGACCTCGAGCTGGCGGAGTACACGATCCGGTACGCGCCGCTGAACATGGTCCACGAATGGAAGCAGCCGGTCGGCTTCTTCGCCGACACCAGGACGGTGAAGCTGGACCGACATCTCGCGGTTGCCGGTTCAGAGCCGGCCGGCTCCATGAAGATCCAGGTCCTGGCCGGCCTGTGGCAGCACATCTTCCCCAGGGAGGCGGCGCTCGTTGAGAACGCCAACCAGGCTGGTCTGCTCGCGCTGAGCATGGAGTGCGTGGGAACCCACCTGCGCTGCACCGGACCGAACGGCTGTGGCAAGGAGTTCGCCTACAACGCCGTCGATACCCACTGCGAGCATCTGCACGATCGTTCCAGCATTCGGCACATCGTCAACCCGGTCTTCCGGGGCGGGGCCCTCATCGTTCCGCCTGCCAAGCCCGGTTGGAAGGGTGCCACCGCCGGGGTGATCGACCCGGAGATCATGAAGGAAGCGGCCGCGTTCGCTGAGTACACCGAACAGCATTACGAGGCTGCCAACGCCACCAGTGATGTGACCACCACTGAGTGGGAGGCGCTGATGGCTATGGTCATTCAGGCCCACGCATGATCTGCGCGGACTGCGGGTACGTCCCAGGTGCCGGTGATCCGGCGTGGTGTGACTGGTGCGACGGACCACTTCCCGACCACCGGACGAAGGAGGAGTGATGTTCGACAAGGCTTTTTGGATTGCCACGCTAGAGCGGGCCCTCAAGACGGCTGCTCAGTTCGGTCTGTTCGCCCTAGGGACCACCGTGTGGACCGACGTCGGTGACGTGGTGTCAACCAGCAAGGCAGTGGGTGTGTCGGTCCTGTTCGGGGCGGCAATGTCGGTGCTGACCTCCCTAGCGTCCAGCCAGGTCGGACCTCCAGGACCGTCACTGGTCGGGGAGAGCGTGACCGCTCCCCCTGGGATCGTCGACCCCACCCCCGACCCGGGGGAAACGTCCGGCTGAATCTCGCGCATTGGAGGTTCGACAACTAGGCGTGGGCATTGACGCGGTGCAGATGCACGACCAACTACTGGCTGCCCAACCAGAAGGAGTGGCCCACTCACCGGATTCCTGCCCGTTCTGCTCAGAACGGCTGGCCTCCCAGGTGGCCACAGCGTCAAGCCCACAATCAGCGTCCAGTCCCTCCGGTGATAAGCCGTTGGACGCACCACCCATCTCCAACGACTCTCCGGAGGGAGGGATTACCACCGCCATGAGTGAAACCGCCAACATGATCTCCCGTGAGACGCATGAGGCTCTCCTCGAAAAGGCCGTCCGGGACGCGAACGCTGAAGTTCAGCAGACGCTGACCGCGAAGACCGAAGAGGTGGCGGCACTGAATGCCCAGGTTGACACCCTGGGCAAGCAGAACGCAGACCTCAACAGCCAGGTGGAACGTCTGAACAAGGACCTGGACACCGCCCAGGTAACCCTGAAGACGGCCACCGACGAGGTCGCAGCCCTGAGGGCCGACGCGGCAGCCAAGCAGGTGGCTGCCGAGAAGGCTGAGCTGGCCAGCAAGCGCGCCGACCAGGTCAAGACGCTCGGACTGTTCAACCCCGAGTACATCGCCGAGAAGGCCTCCAAGTGGGCTGACTTCGCCGATGCCGACTGGAACGACCGGGTTGAGGAATGGCGCAACCTCAAGCCAGCCGGTGCCCCCGTAGCCGAGACCGCATCGGCGATGTCGGGGACGTCTGGCACCCTTGCCGACAAGCCTGTCGATGAGGCCAAGCAGATCTCGCCGAGGCGCGCAGTCCTCGGTCTTCCTCGATAAGGGGGTGCAGTAATGGCATACACACGCAATTTCGGTTTCCGCTCCTTCGAGAACATCGTCCGGAGTGGACGGTTCCGCACCCCGGCTTCGGGGGCGATCGTGATCGGCGCTCCGGTGATGCTGGATTCGGCCAGTGCCGGCCGGGTCAAGGCAGCCACGGCGGGCGCTGCAGCCGACGGGTCCGCAGGTGTCGCGGTCTACGAGTACATCCTCCTGCAGGGGGTCGACGCGGGCCTGTACGGCGCCGGGGATCTCACCACGGTCCCCCTCGGTGCGTACGTCCAGATCGTCCACGGCCCCGGCACGAAGATCTGGCTCCGGGACACCGCGGCCAAGACCCTCTACGACGGCCGTTCCCAGGCCGCGTACACGCCGTTCGCCGGTTCGATCACCCTCGGCACCCTTGCCATCGGGGCGGCTCTCACCCCCGACGGCGCGGGCAAGTGGAAGGTCGCCAACGGCACCTCCGACGGTAACTGGCTCACCGTCGAATCCGTCAACACGACGACCAAGGTCGTCGAAGCCCGGTTCCGGTTCTGAGAGAGGAGTTGATCAACATGAGCGCAACAAAGCAGCTGGTCGATTCCTTCGGTCGGTCGCAGGCCGAGAACCGCGAGCGTCAGCAGATCATGACGGCGGCGAACGAGGAGGCGAAGAAGTACTGGAACGACCCTCAGTGGCGCCGGGACTTCGCAGCCGACCTCACCGAGTCGATCCTCCTTGGGTTCGAGTACCAGACCCTCGTGGATCAGTGGCTCGACACCGAGCGGACCGACTTCGGCGGCCGCATCTTCGTCAAGGAAGCCAAGGGCCTGAAGGCGTTCTTCATGGCTCGTGGTGGCTACATCGAGTCCAGCGAGCTGCTCTCCGAAGTCTCGGAGATGCCGCGCGACATGCTCGGTGTGCACGTCTACGAGTTCGAGGACAAGTTCCTGACGAACTTCGCTGAGTCGGCCCAGACCCTTCGGGACCTGGCCATCCAGCGGATGGACGCCGAGGTGAACCGTCGGGTTCGTACCGTCCTGTCCGAGGCGATCCCGTCCGGCCCCTACTACGTCAGTGCAGCTGGCGTGGCCCAGGCCAGCGTGAACGCAGCGATCCGGGCGGTGCGTGACGAGACCAAGACCGGTGAGGTTGTCATCGTGGGGCGGGCGACGATGGTCGACCAGATCACCGACTTCACCGGGTTCTCCGACACCACCCTCGAGGAGATCCGCCAGCGCGGAGTCCTCGGCACCTACCGGGGTGCGCAGATCGTCTCCATCAAGAACTACAAGGATGAGGACGACACCGCGTTCCTGCCGGCGAACGAGATGTGGATCCTGGGCAAGGACGCCGGGAAGGTTGCCTTCTACGGCGGACTCCAGTCCAAGGAGTTCACCGAGTTGGACAACTGGTACTGGCACTACCTCGCTCGGCGGGACACTGGTGTGCTGGTGCACCACCCGGAGCGGGCCCGTCGGTTCATCGATACGGCAATCACCCCGTAATCGTTCGATCTGAGCCAAGAACCCCCGCTGGGCGACCCCCGGCGGGGGTTCTTGCGTGTACTGGCATTATTTCGTGACTCGCCGATCAGGGCGCCTCTATCCGATTCTCTGGAAACAGTGCGAAGATCGACCATCATTCATCGAGGAGGCAGTCAGAGATGCTCCACCGCAGCAGTATCACCGCCGAGGACCGGGAGTTCGTCGAGATGTGGGAAAACGTCTCGGACATCTCGGTCGGCATCGTGTCCTTCAACCAGAAGGGTGAGGAAGGTCAGGTCCTGATCTCCGGTGGGCGGCAGTTCATGTGCAGTTCGGAGGAGCGCCTGGTCACCCAGGACAAGATCGTGCTGGTCACCGATGACCCGTTCAAGAACGGAACCTTCCGGCCTATCACCGTGCCGGACAATGTGACCATCGAGTCGAATCCGAACGCGCTCAGCGATCCGGAGATCCTCGACGTGCTCAAGTCCGGCGACCTGGCGTGGGGTGAGTGGCTGAAGGTGCTGGACTCCCCGGCGACGCTGCAGCGCATGCTGAACCTGGCGGAGGAGGCCAATGCGTCGCTGCGCCGGTATCGGGAGGTTGAGGCGAGGCTGGCCGAGGTGAAGCCGAAGACGCGGCTGATGCAGAAGGACCGGTCTGAGTTCGAGAAGATCGCGAACGTGCGTTGAATGTGGACCTGGCGGCCCTTGGGATCGACATCGATCTGGCCGACGGGGATCTAGTTCTGGACGCGGTGGTGCTGTTGCGGGTGGCTAACGGTGACAGGCCCACAGGGCTGGTCCTGGAGACGACGCCCGGCATGGACTGGATGATGCAGGTGGGGATGGTGGAGGCGGCTCGGGACATCCTCCGTGGGCCTACGCCGGACGAGCGGTAGGTCATCTGCTGCCCGTAGATTCCGACATCAGAGTGTGGCGCTCGATCTGTCTGAGTTCATCCCCGCGTTGAAGCGGGAGGTCTCTGTGCCCGGGACCACGGGGATCCTGGACGCAGCGAGTTTCGACGACCTGGTCGGCATTCTGGTGGACGCCTTCTGGCTGGCTCGTCTCGATGGCTTCTTCGCCGCCTACACCTGCAGCGAGGACGGTGTCGTCGAGCACCTCGACGGCGGGCTGGACCTGCCCAGGGAGCACGTCTCGGTGATCCTGCTCTACGCGGGCATCAAGGTGGTCCGCAACAAGATCCTCGGAACGAGCAGTGGCTTGCGGGCCAAGGCCGGCCCGGTCGAGTACGAGACGACCATCCCGGCGACGGTGATGACGGCGCTGCTGACCGGGCTGCGGGAGACGCAGCGCCATCTCCTCGATGAGGTGAGGGAGGAAGGCGGGTACGAGGCCACGACGGTGGACACCTTTGACTGGCTGAGCCGCTACATCCCGGTGGATGCCTGATGGCCGGGACGTACGCCGGCTTCGACGCCACCGCGTTCCGGGAGGGGATCCTGTTCGCGATGCAGATGGGCTCACCGCCTGATCCGGCGCTGCGCCCCAGGTTCGTCTTCCCCGCCGGTGTGCCCACCTACGAGAAGAACGGCGTCCCGGTGACGAACCCCCGTCTGGATCGGGATGGGAACCCGATGGATCCTGACATCGAGCTGATCCAGAGTCCGGGGACGATCGTCCAGGTGCCATGCGCGGTGGAGATCACCAAGGCGGACGCCGAGGAGGTGCCGGTGGGCAACTTCCGTCCGACGAAGGCTCTGGTCACGTTCCTCGACTCGGACTACCTCCAGGTGAAGGGGTGCCGGGAGATGGTCTACAACGGTGACCGGTACGGCTTCAGCTACGTGCCGGAGGCGTTGGGCATGTTCGACGTCGGGGTCTTCACCATGGTCTTCTTCGCGATTCGAGAATCCTGATGGTTTACGTTCGGCACCGGGTGCGCATGGTCCACGAGTCGATCATGGAGGACCTGTTCAACACGCTCATCGCCTGCCGGTGGATTCCGGGGACGACGACCCGTCCGGTGAACAACCCGACCAACAGCCAGTTCGAGGTGGTCACCGTCGACGCCGGGGAGGTCTATGCGTTCGTCAGGAACCTGCCGGTGAAGGTGATCAACTACTACCCCGATCCCACCAGTGGTCCTCCGGCGATGAACACGCTCGCGGTAGACGCGCCGCGGCCGGCTGATCCGGAGGAGATGGAGTTGGGTTCCACCCTGGTGTCGCAGCCCTACCAGATCGGTCTGGTGTTCTACGCCAACAACGATGCGACCGCCCAGGCGTTGTTCTCAGACCTCGGTGATCGCTACGCGGGCCGACTGGTCAACGGTCAGGCAATCGCGCTGTACGACTACCTGGGGGAGTCCGACGATGTCGTTGGGTACATGGAGGTGGAGGCGTTCCGATTCGCGCGTGACCTGGATACTGCGAACCAGGCCGAGCGGACGACGTACTTCGCCGAACTCGAACTAGTCGACACACTCGTCTAGGGGGCGTCGTGGATGACGACGACACGAGCCCCGTGCCCGGCTTCGAATCCGAACGGGAGTCCGAGCCGCTGCCAGAGTCTGAGCCAGAACTCGAGCTGATCCCCGATCCGCTGCCGCCGCTGCCGGAACCTGAGCCGCTACCACCACTGCCGCCCCTCCCACCAGTACCGCCCCTTCCGGAACTCCCGCCCCCGCCGGTGGATACGGATGCGCTCAGCCCCCGGCACCGAGCGGCACGGGTGCTGGTGCGGTGCACGGCGGTTGCTTGGTTGACGTTGGTGGGCACCCAGGTCCTCGGTGCGTTCGGTGGCGGTGGGCTGCTGTCCGAGACGGCCACCCAACTGATGCTCACCGTCGGGTCGGCGCTGGTGGCGGCGACCGCCGCCTACCTGGTGCGTCGGGTGGAACGGCCGCCCGATCCTGCGCTGGAGAACAACGTGGGCTGGTGGCTGGCGATGACCCTCGGCGGGATGCTGCTACTGATGTCCCTTGGGCCGCTCCTCTATGTGGTGAAGACCCTGCTCGAGGGCGAAGTGGTTCATTCGCTGGGAACGAACGCGCTGAACCTGCTGTCGGTGCTGTTCGGTGGGGCCATCGGTGCGCTTGGTGCATACCTGGGTCTGCGTGCCGAAGGTGAGCGGCGACACAAGCGTGATGACGACGATCAGTAGGGCCTGCTTTCAACTGGACGCCCGTCGGGCCGACGTATGAGTGTGCTGAGCCTGGGAATCGAAATGCGCCGGGTGGCGGCGTCATGAGCGTTCCCGTGAAGGAGTTCCTGAAGAACCGCCGTGATCGCGCCCTCGGTACTGTCATGGGCGGCCTGGAGCGGGATGTCTGGACCAGGCTTGACGAGGAGGAGCGGACACAGGTGCGTCGTTCCGTCATCGATGCGCTCAACTCCTACCACGACTCGGTGTTGGACCTGTTGAAGGCGGAGGATTCCAACACCGTGCGCAATGAGGAGCTGCTGGTGGTCCTGGACCGCATCGACCGAAAGTTGGGCCGGTAGATGCGCATCGAGGAGGAGCAGGAAGTCGATCGCCAGCTCGACGCAATGGCGGAGAAGGCCCGTAGGGCTGCCGCCGCTCGAGCCAAGCGCGATGCCGACTTCGCTGCAGCCAGGGCCGGCGCAGTCATAAAGGCCGAGTTGAGGTCGGCACCGAGGCAGCCGACGTGGGTCACGGTGACCAGCACCATCGACCTGGACGGCGACTTCACCAAGATCAAGACGGCGATTGAGAGTGCTGAGAGGGGCGCGCGTAGAGCAGCAGTCATCAAGGCGAACGCCACCTTGGAAAGCACTGTGAATGCGCGGAAGATCAAGAGGCCCCGTACCTCCAGCCCACGCAGGGGACGGCCCAACCAGCCGATCGCGAAGAACCTCGTCTGGGGCGCCGGCAAGGTCGGAACGAATCAGGCGGCCGTCGCAATCGGTGCCGCCGGGCTCAAGCAGATCCCGCACTGGCGCGTCGTCGAACTCGGCACCAAGCAGAACGCGATGCAACGGCGCGGACAGCCCGGCACCGGGAAGGCGGGACGTCCCCGGAATGACCGGCTGGGCGAGCAGCAGATCCGGATCCCCTCTCAGAAGGGGCGTGTGCTGAAGTTCGGCCTCGGGTTCGGCGTCTCGCCGGGAGGTAAGTACTTCGCTCCGTCGTCGAGCCGGCTGGGCAAGGACGCTGTGCACAGGTTGAGTGAGCTGGATGTGGACGTGCGACCGTCTCGTATCCAGATCCGTCGTGAGATCCAGGGCACGCACATGGTCCGCATCTCCGGCGCAGCAGGTTTCCGCGAGTACCAAGAACAGGTGCTGGCGGCAAGCAAGGCTTCCGTCGGGGCCATCCGCCCCAGAAGGAAGTGACGTTGAGGGACGTCTATTGCCTTGCGGGCACACAACTTAATACGGCCAACCATCAGACCGATGCCCCATGCCAAATCCGCCCATGGGCGAGAGTCCCCTTAGGAGGGAACTATGGCTATTCGCGCAGGGCAGATCCTGCACGTTGCGAACGGCTTCGTGATCGACCGCATCCAGACGGCCGGTCCCGGCAACCTGAACATCCCCCAGGAGAAGGTCTACGAGCTGGGCAACTACCAGTCCGTCGGGATCGTGCGTGACACACCTGACCTGACCTTCAACCTGGAGGCGCTCAACGTCGACTGTGAGATCGAAGGCCTGCTCACCGGCGCCGCCAACCCCACCAGCGATGCTGTCGGCACCTCGTACGACCTCAGCCTCGCCAAGACGATGGACATCATCTCGCCGTTCAAGTCCCCGTTCGGCGCGTTCACCGCCGTGAAGGGTGTGGCGGTGCCGAACCTGACCCTGGAGTCGGTGTCCTACCGCTACGGCCTTCGGGAGAACGCGGGCGAGACTTTCAGCCTGCGCGGTGACTCGATCTTCTACATCCCGGGCTCGCCCAAGCAGGACAACTACACCGGCAACGGGTCCACGACGGCGTTCACCTTCACCACCACCCCGGCGCTGACCTACAGCGTCAGCGGCTCCACCGTGTACGCGCTGTCGGTCAGCGTGGATGGCGCACGCCAGTTCGTAGGTGCCGACTTCACCAACACCGCGAGCGGGATCACGTTCAACACGGCGCCGGCCAGCGGTGCCAAGATCCGGGCCGTGTACGGCGTGGCAGCTTCGACCTCCTACCCGCAGACCGTGCACCAGGCCCTGAACGTCAAGCCTGCTGCGGTCCGTGGCAAGGACATCGACGTCTACTACGGCACGGCCACCCCGGTGGGTGGCGGCGTGGTCAACAAGTCACGCACCTCCAACGTGGCCACCATCACCACTGCCAGTGCTCACGGGCTGATCCCCGGGGACAAGGTCGCGCTGGCCATCACCGACGCGACGTTCGACGGATCGTGGACCGCCCTGGCCGGGACCACCGGGACCACGATCGTGTTCGCCAACACTGGAACCGATGTGACCTCCGTCAGCACGGCAGGTACGGCAGGCAAGGAGATCGAGGTCCGCTGGCCCGACGTCCAGTCGGTCACCATCGACTGGCGGCTCACCCTCGAGGACGACTACGAGTTCGGCAACGTGTACGCCGTGGCCCGTGAAGCGACGGACGTCCCCGACCTGACCGGCACCATCGAGATCAAGCCGCGCACCATCGAGGCGCTGTTCACGCGGCTGCAGCAGATCACCGGTACGACCGGCACCCAGGTCATCGGCCCGAACTCGTCGGTCACCGGCAACCTGCGCATCGTGCTGCGCAACCCGGAGTCCGCCGGCACCAGCGCGGTGGCCGCCGGCTCGGTGATCAAGACCCACTACCTGCCGGGCGTTCGGTTCACGATCCCCGGCTACGAGGGTCGGGTGCAGCAGAAGGTCACCCAGCAGGTCACCTACCAGTCCGACACGGGCGCCATGTACGTCTACCGCGGAGACCGTCCGTAAGTCTTCCCCGGGAGAGGGGACCCCGCCGTGAGGTGCGGGTCCCCTCTTTCGTTGTCCTCCATCCGTGGCTCCTGGCGTCCGACTCACAGGTGGAACTGGATTGGGACTGGACTGGAATCTGAACTCGGGAGTGGCGCGTGGCGAATATCAAGGCTCGACGGAAACTCTCAGATCTGTATGCCGTCGGTATCGAGGTTCGCTTCGACGCCGACGGGGGCAGGTTGGGGCCGTTCAAGGATGAGGACGGCAACAAGATCCCTCTCGGGGAGAACGAGGTGGAGGTGTGGGTGCAGCCGCCTTCCCCGCTCCAGCGGGAGATGGCCCAGAGGGCTTCGCAGGCAGCTCGGGCCAAGGCGCTGCTCCGGGCGAGACGGGATGAGGAATCCAGCAAGTACCTGCAGCAGCAGGAGTTCTCGTTGGACCTCTCCGATGAGACCCTGATCGAGTACCTGGTTGTCGCTGGTTCCGAGGAACGTCGGGATGAGGCGATGCGCGACGTCATGGCCAACGACGAGTGGGACGATCTGCCTGCGCTGCAGGATGCGATGCGGGAGTACCAGGATCTGGACGAACCACCAAAGGATGATCCTGGGTACGACGCGTTGATGGAGGCGGACAAGCGCTTCGGTGACCAGGTGTCGAAACGGGAGATGGAACTGGTCGACGCGGAGCGGGAGTCGTACAGCCTGTGGGCCAGGGATGCTCTGGAGAAGAAGGCGAGTGAGCGGCGCATCGAGCTGATCGGATCGCAGGCCTTCGTCACCGAGTATGAACGGCAGATGCAGTTCTACGCGGTGCGTGAGGGCGATGACCACGGTGTGCTGTTCTTCGAGTCGGCCCGCGAGTTGGCCGACAGCGCCGAGGAGGTGCGCGCGACGATCCTTGAGGCGCTCGCGGCCTTCGTCACCGAGGCCGTGGAGGCAAAAAAAGCGCACACGGTAGCGCCTGGCTCGGAATCGTCGGCGCCGCCCAGCGAGCAGGAGACTTCAGAGTCCTCTACCCCCGAGGAGTCGAGCGAGTAAATGACATCCCATGGTTCCTGCAGGTCGCTATCGAACACGCACTGGCTATCCTGAACTGGTTCGAGAACCTGCAGAAAGAAGAGGTCCCTCCAGAGCGGCTCTGGGCGGACGCCAAAGGACTGGACGCTTGGTTCGAAGCCATCGCTGAGAAGCGGGGCTTCGGATCTTCCAGCTCAGACGATGAAGAGCCTGAGCTGGTCGGGAATGACTTGGCGCGCGCCTACAAGGATTGATCTCGGGAGGGTCTGGTGGCTGGAGCCGACTTCTACGTCTCCTTCGATTCCAACTCGGATAAGTTCCTCGAGAAGATCAAGCAGGATCTGGGCGCCGCCAACGCGGTGATCAAGGGTTTCGACACCCGAATGAAGTCGATGCACGGCTTCGCCCAGGGTCTGACTGCACAGCTCCAGGCCTTGGAGAAGGCCGGCATCAAGGTCGATGTTCAGCACCACACCGCCGGAGGTGGAGGTGGGGGCGGTGGGCATGAAGACGATGCACGTCGCATCGATGCCAGCATCGACAGGTTCACCACCTCCTTAGGTAGGTTCGAGGGCTTCCTGAACAACCTGCCCGATAAGGTCGCGGAGGCGGCCCGGAAGTCCGTGGCGGCGCATGCCCGAACCACGGACCCGAACACGAAGCGGTTCCTCCCAGAGCCGCCGCCGCCCCCGGCGAAGACCGGCGCTGCACGGCGGCGGCAGCAGGAGCAGGAGGAGCGAGCAGCGGCTCGAGCCAGCCTCACGCAGGCACCGCCCCCTGCAGCCACCACCCCGACGCCTGCCGCGCCGCAGAACATCCCGCACGTCAGCGAAGCTGCCCTTGACGGGCTGAAGAGCGCCATCGGTGAGGGGACGAAGGTCCAGAAGAACGTCCGCAGGTCCGTTGACGAAGTGAAGATGGCCATCGTCGCGCTGCGGGATGCGTTGCTGACCCGTCCTCCCGGTGGTGCCCCTGGTGCCGCCCCCACTCACGTTCCCGCCGCGCCCGGCGCAGCCCCTGCTGCCGCTGCTCATGTCGCCGCTGCGCCCACCGCCACCACTGCGCCGACCGTTCCGCAGATCGTTGGGGCGACTGGGGTCAGCACCAAGATCGCCAAGCTCCGGGCCGACATCGCCGCTTTGACCGCTCTGGCCGCGAGGGCCATGCAGCCCGGTGGTGACGTGGAGTCCCTGGCCGGGATCCAGTCCGATCTGGAGAAGCTGCAGGCGAGGCTGACGAAGGCGGAGAGGCCGCCGGTGGCGGAACGTCAGGCTGCGCGCGGGGAGGCACGGGCGGCCTACCGGCGGTCGGCGTTGCAGACGCCCACACCCTCGATCGACTTCATCAACATCTCCAGTGCGATGGACATCGCCACGGAGAGAGGCGCCGGCATCGACTCCCCCTTCAGGGCGTCCCTCCTCCAGCGGAAGGGATCGAAGGGGGCCGCCGAGGATCCGTGGGGAACCTTGCGCGCCATAATCACGTCCTTCCAGAAGGCCGGCGTGGACCCGGGCGCGACCCTGTCCGCCGACCTGCAGAAGAAGTGGAAGCAGGTCTTCGATTCTGCGACCGGGCAGTTCAAGGACGAGGCGGTCACCAAGGGCGGGGGGAACACCAAAGAGAACCTGATGGCCATCGTCGAAGGCCTGGGGCGGTTGGTGAACGCCAAGGGCTTGCCGACGGACGCCGGCATGGACGCGGCGCAGAAGGAGCTGGCCAAGCGGGTCACCGCATACAAGAAGGAGGCCACCACCATCCTCTCCCCGCCGATGGCCGATCTGGTCAAGGCGCTGGGCACCGGGGAGATGACGGCGGAGCAGAAGGCTGCCTTCGACGTTCTGGATCGCAACGCCCGTCGGGGCGGTTCTTCTCGTCGGGGCGTGTCGGCTCTCCAGTTGGAACGCCCGGAACATGCCGCACGAGCCACGAAGGCTCGCGACGAGTTCGAGGCGGCCGGCAAGGAGGCGGAGTCGGCCCTCCAGGCATTGAACGCGGTCAAGGCCATCAAGCGGAAGCCGGACGACAAGGAACTGGCGGCCCTGGCTCAGGCGGAGAAACAGCTTGCCGAAGTCCTGCAGCGGGAGCGTCAGTTCCGGACCAAGGAACTCGGCGTCGAGCTTGAGCAGGCCCGGAACCATCTTGCCCAGGTACAGAAGAGCGTCGATACGGCGACCGGGCCGGCGGCAGCCCAACTTGAAGCGGCGAACAAGCGTTACGCCGAGGCCATCGCTCGTCGGACGAAGGCGGCCGAGACCCAGGAGCAGATGGGTCTGGCCCGGCAGGATCAGCGCTTCGTTGCCCAGGCTGCCGGCACGGTGGGTAAGTTCCTGGACGACACGGTGAAGCGTGCCCTCACCGTCGGCAAGCAGCACATGGCGACCGGCAGTCGCGATCTGAACGATCCGGCGGTCAACCCGTACCAGCGGGTCCTCGGTGACGATGAGAATGCGCTCGCCGCGAATCGGGCGCTGGCCAAGATGCGATCCGTCTACAACTTCCTCGACAAGTACGCCGAGTTGATGCTCGAGGCGGAGCGACTGCAGGTCAAGGCGGCACAGCACGAGGTCGGGTCGAAGAAGCGCACCCGCCTTGAAGCAGAAGCCGAGGGGATGCGGCAGATGGCCGCGCCGTATCGGGTCGCAGGGGTCAACGAGGACTTCACCAGCGAGGAGATGCGCCCGGTACTTCAGGCTCGGGCCCAGGGGCGGGCGGAGTTCGCCGCCCGGCATGAGGCCGTGCAAGAAGGTAGGGAGCGGCGACAGGCCCTGATGGGCGGCATCCAGAGCCTGTTCCTGCAGCCGCTGGGCTACCAGGGTGCAGAGCGTCAGCCGATGTCCTCGGCGATGCCCGGGTTGCGGCTCGGCAGTACGGGGCGGTTGGAGTTGCGGGACGACTTCGGTCCGCTGATCAAGGCTGCTGCCGAGCGGAACGCAGCAGCGCAGGCGGCCCGCTACGGCACAACGGCGAGCCTGAAAGATGTGAGCAAGGCCGAGCGGCAACTCACCGCGCCACTGAACAAGGCCACCCAGAACCTGGCCAACTTCATAGATACCGGCAAGGAGCCGAAACTGCCGGAGAAGTTGGTCGAGGCGTTGACCAAGTTCACCGGGGTCGCCCAGAAGATAGCCGGCGGCCAGACCCTGCATGCCGACGAGGAGGCTCTGGTCAAGAGCCTCCGGAATGTGACCGGGCTGAACGCGCGGCAGATCGTCAAGGATCAGGGTCCGCTGGCTGCCTCGGAGCAGATGCAGCAGATGGTGAAGATGCGGCACCTGGAATCCGAGATCTTCGCCCAGTACGACAAGCTGTTCGGCACCGCCGGGGGCATCGGGATCCGTCGTCCCGGGGAATTGGGGTTCCTGTCGCCCACCACGCAGGAGACCGTCGGTGGTCACCGGATGCTGCTTGCGGCCCCGGCCATGTCGGAGGAGCGTCGGGAGGCCGTCAAGCAGCAGGAGAAGGTTCTGCGGGATCGGGCCAATGAGGAACTCAAGAGGCGCCGTTCTTTGGGTCTGGAGAACCCGCGCTCGATCCAGGATCTGGACAAGGTCGGTCGGGAGGCGCTGACCGCTCCACTGGCAGGGACGACGCAGAGAGCGGTCACCGGTGCCGATGCGGTGAAGCGCATGTCCGATCGGCTGCGCGAGTACGGCGTGATCTTCGACAAGAAGATCAACCCGACGTTGCTGGCTGCCAGCCTCCAGGGCGTCGACGAGTTATATCGGGAGTTCGACCGGTTGCGTCAGACCGGGGAACTGGTCGTGTCGGCGATCCGCGACGACCTGAACCGGGCCAAGCGTCAGCCGAGGACGGAGCCGGGGGTCCTGATCTCCCAGCAGGGGGTGGAGCAGCAGGCCGCTGCCCGGGCGGCTGATCCTCGAGCCGACTATGAGCGGCGTCGGGAAGCGCTGATGGAGCGCATCCGGGCCCGGTCGGTCGCCACGGTCACGCCGACCGAGCAGCCCACTGAGTTCCTCAGGCAGGCGCGGGCGTCTCGGGCCAAGCTCCAGCGGCTCGGCGGTGTCGGTGGTGGCGTGCCGGAGGCGCTGCGTGGCGTTTCCGAGATGGAGAGGGCGCAGTTCAAGAACGTGACCGCCCGGCAGCTTGCGGTCGACGAGATGCAGCGCAAGATCGACGCCGACGAGGCGCGTATCGCCGCGATGCCCGAGAACAAGAACAAGCGGACTAGGCGTTCCGCTGAGCGTGGCTTGCAGCAGAAGCGGTCTGTCATGGCCCGCTTGATGGCTGACCTGAAGTGGTCCGAGCAAGAGTATGCGCGGCGCGAAGCCAGGATGCGGAAATATCTCGACGACTACTTCTCCACCCTGGATGAGGCGAAGTTCTACACCGAGTTGGCCAAGATGGAGGGCGCCAAGGACCGTCGTCCACAGACGCAGCCTGGGCCAGCGCGTCCGCGCCCGAGTGCCCTGGAGGTTGAACGGCTTCAGTTCCGGGGTCAGCTGGCTCAGGGCAGGTTGAGGCAAGTCGAGGCGATCGCTGGCGAGAAAAGGGATGTGCTGCACGGGCACGGCGGCGAGGACGTGTCGAAGGCGACCACGGTCGCAAACAAGGCCAGAGCGGATCTGGCGACCGCTCGGGCGGCTGCGCCCGGTACTACAGAGGCCGGCGAGAAGCGGGTTAGCGCTGCCCTCAAGAACTACGCCGACGCTCTGGAGCGTCGGATGCAGACGGTGGAAAGGCAGCAGGCGGCAAAGTCGGAGTTGCCACGGCTCAGGCAGTTGGTTGATCAGGCCGAGAAGGACCTGAAGGCCTACCTCTCGCAGTTTCCGCCGAGTGATGCGCCTGTCCCCAAGATCGAGATGGGCAGCAAGGAGCACCACGAGCAACTCCGCCAGACGCCCGAGTACGCACAGGCGCAGCAGCAGCTCAGGGATGAGCGGCTGGCGTTGGATGCGCAACGGCAGCAGAGCCGCACCCTCCGTGGATCGACGACCATTGGCACGCTGAATGAGGCAAAGGACGCGCAGAAGAAGTACACGGAGGCGCTGGCCGAGACGCAGAAGGCGGAGGAGAAGGTCGCCGCCGAGACGGAGAAGTCGGCCGCTGCCACGAGGGACAAGGCGAAGGCCTCGGACCAGGCCACGAAGGCCACCAGGGAGGCTCAGGCACCGTCGGTTGCGAAGCAGGCTCGGCTGGACGTCACGGCAGCCAACAGGGAAGTTCGTGCGGCCACCAAGGAAGTCACTGCGGCCGAAGAGGCGAAGGACGCGGCACGGCTGTCGGCCGCCCAGAAGCGGCTCACCGCTGCAACAGAGAAGCAGACCCTGGCCAAGGAGCGGGAGGCTGCTCTCCCCAAGGGTGAAGAGCGGGAACGGGCACGGTTGCAGGGACTGGAAGTCGATGCGCTGAAGCGCAGCGTCAAGGCGGCGCAGGACCGGGTCACCAAACTGGGGATTACAGACCTGGCCGGTGAGCGAGCGTCCATCGAGGCCTCACTCAAGGCGATACCGACTCCCAGCAGAGAAGTGAAGCTGACTACGGAGCAGGCCGCTGAGCGCAAGTTGTTGAACTCCCGTCTGAACGCCATCAAGCAGGTCCAGTTGGGTCAGGCGATCGCCGCAGAACGCGGCATCGACCTGTCGGTGGCCCCCGCACCCAGGGTCCGGGCTCCCCGGGCCGCAGCGACCCCCGCAGCAGCCGGGACGGCGGCTCCAGCGGCTGCCGCACCAAGAGGGGGTGCGACCGGGAACGCAGCCCTCAACGCGCTCGGCCGGAAGTTGGACTCCGACGATGATGTGGTTGCCATCGATCGGGTCACCGCGGCTGTCAACAAGGTGTACGCCCTTCTTCGCCAGGGCATCCGTACTACTGGTGGCGCTCCCGCCAAGGCCGGGGCTGCGGCCCCGGAGGCTGTGGTCACAGCAGAACTGACACCGGCACAGAAGGCGGCGCAGACCCGGGCGCGGAACAAGGCCAAGGCGGACGTCGGAGCCGCTGAGCAGGAACTGGCTGCAGCCACGAGGGAGCAGGATGCGGCCCGGTCAGGAAGGGGTGTCCTGGACCGGCTGCGCGATCGTGGCATGGCGGCCGTCCTGCAGAACCAGGAGCGGATCAAGGCCGGCAAGCCAGAGTCGACGGTTTCGCCGATGCTGGGCGAGTCCTTCACCAGGGCGTCCACCCCGCAGGCTGAGGAGGCCCGACAGAAGCGACTGGCGGCCGCCACGGCGCGCTACACCGCTGCGATGGAGGCCCTGGCCAAGGCCAAGGAGCAGGAACTCGCCCTCGGTGCAGCCGGGGGCGGGAAGCCGCCGAAGCCGCCCGCCACCGCCGCCGCTGCCATGGGTGGGCCCGACTTCCGGGGGGACCTGGCCCGGATGGACGATGCGGCGAAGAAGAGTGTGCCGGTTCGTCAGCCCGCACTCACCACAACGGTCAGGGAAGACCTCATCCAGAGGTTGGACAAGGTCAAGCAGGGCCTGACCGATCAGGCGCGTGAAGCGATCAAGCTGAGGTCCACCGACCAGGCGCTCGCGGTCAGCACCGAGGCTGTCGCCTCGGGGATGGTCCAGGCCAAGAACGCCGCCCGGCTGTTCGCCGACGAAATGAAGCTGACCTCACAGGAGGCCAGGACCCTCGAGAAGGACATCCGGCGGCAGGTCGAAAGCCAGAAGGCGCTGGAGCAAGCAGCGCGGCCAGTGGAAACCGCCCATGCCGCGGCGCTGAGGGAGAACGCCAGGCGGGTGGCGGATGCGACCACAGCCAAGCAGAGGGCTGATTCGAGGAGAGCATTCGCGGCCGGCAATCTCGGTGGATTGTCGTCGGAGACCATCACGGAGGCCAGGCGGATCGGCCTGGAGATGGGGAAGTCGATCGTCCCCACGGATCAGGTCATCAGAGACCTTCACGCCCTGTTCGCGAGGGTCGATCAGGAGCTGCGGGCGCAGCACCCCGGGGAGAAGATCACGAAGGGGTCGGTGAAGAGCAAGTTCGCGGACCTCTCCGCTGCCACAGGAATCGACCTGCCGGGTCAACAGATCACCAATCTCAGCCGGACCCTGGTGGACTCCAACAAGGCCGAGGCGAGCAAGTCGGGGCGGCAGGTCGGCGGCTACTTCGCAGCCTCCTTGGCCGAGGGTGTGCAGGGCGATGTGGGACGCGCCCTGTTCGGAACGCACGGCTTCTGGGGTCGGGTCATCAGCTCGGCCGGCCTGTTCGTCGTTCGCAACTTCGCCGCTGGGGCCATATTCGGGATCACCAATCAGATCCAGGAAATCATCTCGCAATCGATGCAGGCCGAGTCCACCTTCATCCGGGTGTCATCCGCGTTGGAAGCAACTGGGCGTTCTGCCGGCGGCCTGCGGACCGAGTTGTTGAAGACGTCCACCGACTACGGTGTCGCGCTGGCGGACGTATACGAGACGGCGGCCGGTCTCGCTGGTGTGTTCGAGAGCGTCGCTGAGGTAAATACGGCCACTCGGGTCGTCACACAGCTGCAGATGATCTCCAACGGTGCCCTGAGCGCGAAGGAGGGGATGGGCGCGTTGGCGTCCACCGCTTCAGCGTTCGGCCTGTACACCAGCGATGCACTCACGCACGTCGCTGACGTGCTCACGGTCATCCAGAACAACCTTGGCACCAATATCGAGGTCACCTCTGAAGGCCTGGGCGCTTTCGCCGGACAGGCCGTGGCGATGAACATCCCCCTCGAAGACGCCGCGGTGTATGTGGCTCAGATCGCGAAGATGACCAACGCCACCGGTGCGGCAGCCGGTGAGCAACTCGGTCGGATCCTGGCGACGATGCAGAGCGGCCGTGGAATGTCGGCACTCAACAGGGCCTTCCCCTCGCCGGAGATGTCAGATGCGCTGGCTACCCGGCAATTCGGTGATGCACTGAGGATATTGGTCGGCGGTTACAAGGATCTGGACAAGGCTGAGCAGAGTTACTTGGCCACGGTCCTGTTCGGCACGCGGCAGGCCAGAGCGGGTCAGGCTCTGTTGTTGGACGGCGACAAGGTGCTGAACACGATCACCAAGTCGACGAATGCACATGGTGAGGCGGAGAAGCGGGCTGCTCAAATCGCGGAGCAGTTCCTCAACCAGATCGCGAGGTTGAAGACCGGGCTGCAGAACCTGGGCGAGCAGTTGATCCGGCTTGGCATCCTCGATGCCGTTGGTCTGATCATGAAGGGGTTCGCAAGGGCCCTGCAGGATGTGGGAATCGGCCTGTCCGTGATCGGCGACTTCTTCGACCGGCATCCACTGGCTGAGAAATTCCTGCACCTGACCACCACGATCATCGGCATGAGCGTGGGGATCAAACTGCTCCGTACTGCGCTTATTGGGCTCGGCTCCGCCATGGGCACGATGAACAAGTTTGTGCTTGGTCGGGTCGGTCTTGCGGGAATCGAGACGGCGGTTGCTGGTGCTGCTGGTGCTGGTGCAGCAGGTGCGGCAGCCGGTGCAGCCGGTGCAGCCGGTGCAGCCGGTGCAGCAGCACCAGTGATGATTCCGAGCGCATATCAGCAGAAGTTGCAGCAGCGCGTCATCGCTTCTCAACTTGGCATTCCAGTCCGGGCGGCTGCGCGCTCCGCCGAGTTCCTGGCGTGGCAGGCAAGCGTGGGGGCGGCGCCTCCCACGCCGATCACTTCGCGGGCAGCGCAGGCCATGGAAACGCGGGCAGCGCAGGCTGCGGCAGCTCGAGCTGCCGCAATCGCTGCAGCGCCCGGTGGTGTCTCTGGTCAGTTTGCTGCTGCGATGTCGGGTCCGGTCCGGTCCCTGGATCGCATGGAGCGCAACGCCACACGTATGGCTGCTGCACTGAACAAGGGCAGCCAAGCAATGACCGTCATGGGGGCCAGCGCGGGGATGTTGCAGGTAGCCGCATTGGCTGTGGGGCTCGGGATCATGGCGGTGATGGAATCCAGCCAGAAGCACAAGGAAACCGTGGATTTCTTGGAGGCGCATTACAAGAAGACGTTGGAGGGGCGCGGTAAGTCAGACGAACAAATCCGTAACGAGTCTGCCGCGAGGAATCCGTATGAAGACAATCCGGCGTTCGATCAACTCAAGGGGATAAACCAACCAAGCAGTATGGCGATGGCCGGCATGTCCCTATCGACGATCTGGAAGGCGCTCAGTGGTAACCCTCTGAATATTCCCGATCTACTTCGCAACGAGCCCAAGAGACGAATGGGCATCATCCCTGATGCGGGGAAGAAGGAACTGGAGGGCATGTGGGCTGATCTCAAAAATCAGAACGCTGAAGCTATGGTCACCTTCTTCGACACCGTTCCCGACCTGTCGAACGACGAAATAAAGAAGAGGTCCGAGAAGTTCCAGAAAGATATCGATGCGAAGCGCCAGAGCATCAAAGACGATCCGAACCTGTCCGCGGAGCAGAAGGTTGCTTACGAGGCTGAGTTCAATGCCATGGAGAACTGGTGGGATGAGCAGGTCCGGGGGCTGATCGAGCAGCGCGAGGGAATCAAGTTGCTCTCCTCGGACATGCTCCAGGAGCTGCAGAAGCTGACGGGGAACCTGGGATCGATGGACGCCGTCTTCGCGACCCAGTCGACGGACGTGGCAGATGCTCTGCGGGGAATGGCGGAAGAGTCGGGCCTGGAAGGCCCAGAGCTGAAGAAATTGATGGGGGCGGCCACCATGTCGGGTGGCAAGCAGAGCCAACTGGATGCCCTGGCTGGCATAACAAAGAATCTTCTGGACGAGGCGGCGAAGAATCTTATTTCCGCACAGGCTGGCGGTGACAAGGAGAAGATCGAAGCGGCCGAGGCCGCCTTCTGGGGTGCGTCGCAGAACGCGGCGTCGGCCTCTCAGGCGCTGCTCAGCTACATCAGCACCCAGGCCAACGCTGCAGCACAGTTGGCCGCATTCACAGGCGATTTCTCCGGCGCCGCTGCTGCCCTCGGCCAGGGTGCCGCCGCATATCGGGATAAGGCTTCCGAATACGAGAAGGCTGGAGATAAGAGTGCAGCCCTTCAGGCACGGGCGCAGGCGCAGGCGCTGGATCAGCAAGCCGCCCAACAACTGACCACACAGGACAGCCTGGGCCTGAACCTGGCGAAGAGTTCCACCCGCAACACGGCAGGACTGGCGCAGATCGAAGTCCAACTCGCCCAGGTTCAGTTGGGCCATGCGGTAGGGGTGGAGGCCCAGAACGCGGCCCAGGTCCGGCTCAACCAGGCCAACCTCGCCCTCACTGACGTGTACATGGCACAGGCTGCTGCTGCTCGGCAGACCGCCGCGGCTCGCATCCCACCAGGAGATGCGCTGCGGCAGGCACGGATGGCAAAGTCTCTAGCGGGGCAGGCCATGGGCGACGCGTCCATCTACGGCACCGCGTCCACCCAGTACCAGTCCGCGCTACAGCAGAGCATCCAGGCCGGCTGGCAGATCGTCCGAGCGGAGCGGGGCGTCGTCGAGGCTCGCATCCAGTTGTCTCAGGCTCGTGCCACCGCCTCTGGGGACATCATCAAGTCCGCCGAGATCGGGGTGCGGCTGGCCAAGGCGCAGTTGACCACCGCGAAGAAGATGTCCGGCGGTAGGAACTCGGCCGAGGTGATTGCTGCGCGGGCGTCCCTGGTCGGCGCACGGGCGGCACTGCGGGACACAAAGGTGCAGTACGAGTTGGACACCATCGACTTCAACAAGGAGATGGGCAACATCACCGGCGCGGAGGCGGTCAAGGCCCTGCAGACGATGCTGAAGGCCACCAACCTGACCGAGGCGCAGCGCCGGGACATCATGCGCAAGATCAAGGGCCTGCAGGACGACATCCGCAATCAGCTCACCGGGTCCGGGTTCAACATCCCCGGCGAGATCAAGATGCCCACCGCCTACGAGGTGCGCCGCTCACTCGGTGCCGACGCAGCCAGGGAGGCCATCGGTCAGTCGGTCCTGGATGTGCGCCGCATGTCGTCGGTCGGTACGTCCGGATCCGGCAACAGCGCTGCGCTGGTCAGCGCAATGCAGTCGGTTCGCGACGCTGTTATGGCCAACGGCGCCCAGATCGTCAATCAGAACGTGGACATCGTCAATCAGGTGCCCACCGCGGCCATCGCCAAGGCCCTGGTGGCCCAGGTGGTGTCCGAACTGAAGCGGCAGAGCGCGGTGGCATCCCGGGCGACGACGACAACGCCTCGATCCGTGCCGTGACCTGGACGACTAACGAACGTGGCCCTTGTCCGATGGACATTCACAGATGTCCGAGATGCCGTCGTTTACACGTTTGAGGTGAATCCGAACGAGGGCGGCACGCCGTCGATCAGCAAACAGTTGGCTACGAACATGCCGCTCGGGCCGGGTCGTCGTTCAGTGTTCTCCGAAGGCCGGCTGAGCGTCACCGACATGCAGTTCGGCGGAGTCATCCTCACCCAGACCCAACTGGAGGCGATGGAGCAGTGGTTCCTGAAGCGCACCCTGATCCAGATCGACGATGACCTGGGCCGCACCTACCAGGGGGCCCTCAACAGCTTCTCTGCCTCGCGTGTCCGGCGAGCGTTCAACCCCTGGTATCACACCTACTCTGCATCGCTGGATGTCACATTCATGAGCAACGCCTCAGGGGTCGTCCTCTACGGGTTGTTTGCGGGAGGGTAATCGTGCTCGATCCCAACACTGCACAGTTCCAGTTGTGGAACGAGCTGACCGCCCAGGGTGATTTCATCGGGCAGTACCGCCCGGTGGGTCGGGTCACCTTCCAGGATGCTTCCATCGGTTCGACCACCTCCGGACGTCCAGGACCGTGGCGCTACCTGCTCACCGAACTCAACCCCACCCAGGCGATTGAGTTGCAGGTCAAGACGATCGACATCGACCGGGCTCTGGGCTCGGATTCCGACAGTTGCAAGATCGACCTGCCCAACGTGCGGCAGGGGCAATACCAGTGGGAGGGCGACGACGAGGACCCGTTCGGGGTGGGTGCCTTCAGTTTGGATCGTGGCGCGTCGCCCCTGTCTGAGACGTCGGTCTTCGGTGAGCCCACCAGTTGGGGGTACACGCCGAACCCGCACAGTGGTCTGCTCACCCCCAACATCCTGGTGCGTACCTACCAGGGGTACGGCTCGGCGAACTTCGACGCCAACGGCGACGCCTACGCGCCCGGGGATCCCGGCTACATCCATCCGCACGATGACGATCTGCTGGTCCTGACCGGCGTGTGGCTGATCGACCGGACCACCACGACCGGAGGTGTGAACCAGCCGACGATCACGGTGGAGATGCGAGACATGGGCAAGCTGCTGATCGAGCAGCCCTGCTATCCGCCGGCCCTCCCGATGGAACGCTTCCCGCTGATCTACAGCCCGGTCCCCACGGACACGGTCGTGCCCGGGAGCGAGGCCAAGAAGGGCAAGAACGTCGCCAAGTTCGACACGGCCGCGATGTCCATGCACGGGGAGTACGGTGCCAGCGCTTCGGTTTCCGGGCACCGGGGTTCCGATGCGTTCGACGGCAAGAGCAGTACCTACTGGTTGAGTCACACGTACGAATCCCCGCGTTCGTCCTACTCCTACGAGTGGATCCAGGCCAAGTGCGGCGGTGACAAGATCAACGAGATCTATGTCCATACCCGCAAGGGTGGGTACGTGTGCTACATCTCGATCTACGAGGGCGGCAACTGGGCGGGTAGCAAGAACATCCCCTACTCGGCTGCCGGCCACGACCACAGTCACAGCGCAGGGATCGACTACGTCAAGCGGGTCACCATCCCCAGTTCCGGGAAGATCACGGTTCGGCTGTCACGGGTCTACAACGCCTCCAAGGTGCGGTTCACCTTCACCAACCTGAAGGTCTTCGAGGAGGGTCCCTACTTCGACTACAAGGTGGCCGTCTACGAAATCCGTGCCTACCACACCACCGAGGCGATCCAGTCCCGCATCATTCCGGCGACCGTCGAGCCGGGAGACATCTCCGACTGGTCGCAGGCGATCAAGGAACTGCTGGGGTGGGCTGGGTTCACATGGACCCATGCATTGACGGCCGATCCGCTGCTGGGCGTGTCCGCGCTGGGCAACCTGAACATCTGGGGCGACTTCGAGGTTCTCGGTGCTGGGCCCATCGAATCCACACCGGGGGACTACTTCCTGAACAAGTCCTTCGCGGAGTGCATCCGTCAGATCGCAGACTTCCTGGGTGCCATCTTCTTCATCGATCACACCGGTGGGGCCCAGTTCCGGATGCCCAACGTCTTCGGGGCGGGCAACTTCATCGACGACCCGCTCAGCTCCCGGCTGGATGTGCGGACCTTGGCGCACCCGATCGAACTGCACGAGATGGTCAACCTGATCGGCTACAGCGTGGTCGTTGACGACGTGTCCCTGCGTTCCGAGGTTCTGGTGGTCGGCAAGGAGCCTGACATCAACGCCCCAAACCAGCTGATTGCGGGTGGGGCCAACCTGGTGAGCGGCGGGATCATTGACTTCAAGGCAATGCTGAAGGGGCAGTTGCGACCCATGGCGATGCCTGCCGATGCGACCAAGTTGCTGGTCAGTGACGCGGAATGCCAGCGCATGGCTGAACTGGTGGCCGTGCGGCTGCTGTTCACACTGCGCAAGGGCAGCGCATCGATGTACGGCCACCCAGGTCTACACCTCGATGATCAGGTGCGGATCTTCGAGCGGGTCACAAATGAGGTCAACATCCACTACGTCTCCGGCATCAACTCGCGGATGGACCTCGAGAGCGGGGAGTACACGATGGACCTGACCACGCACTGGCTCGGCCGTGACCCAGACTCCGACTGGTTCATGGACCGGATCGCGCTGACGCCGATGATCGAGCAGTTGCCCGGTCTCTACCAGCGGCTCAGTGAGTCGGGGGCCGTCTCTGGGGGTGACGTCGTCTGATGGATGCCTACATCACTTCCTATTACGAGATCGAGCGTGGTCAGCGGGAGCTTCAGCAGACGATGTCCCGGCCGGCTCGGTTCCGGTACGTGGTCAACATCACCGGAAACGGTGAGGCTCGGCTCACCGGTACCAAGGCGATCAGTTTCAAGACCGCTCTGCTCGAGGAGCCGAGCTTCACCTACGGGATGCAGGCGGTCACCCCCATGCGGGTGGGATCGCTGCCGGTGGGAACCGCGATGGTGCTGAGTTACGTCACGAAGGGGAAGTTCTGGCGGGGTGTCGAGATGGGGTTCCGGGTCGACTCGTACACCATGGCACCGCAGTTCAAGTTCTGGCTGGTGTTCGAGGCGTATGCACTGCGGTCGGATGCGGCACTGAGGTCCAGATGAGGGCCACGCCTTGGGCTGCGGGGATTCGCACCCCGGCCGGCGACCTTGACGTGAAATCCGTGGCGCAGTTGCCGCACCGTTTCTCCGGGAAGTACCAGGACGGCATCGCCGTCGTTGCCAGCCGTGGCGGTCAGACGTCGGTCTACCTGCACAAGAATCCCACCGGGCTGGTGATCGGTCGGACGCACCGCAGTCCGTTCTCCCATCTCGACGGTTCCACCCTTCCGGGCGATTACCAGTTCGCTCAGCTGGCAGCCCAGCGGTACGGCAGCCGGGTCTACGCGGCATACGGGGGTTCGGTCCTGCGGTTCAGTTCCGGATCTGGTGGCACCTGGCTCGACCGTGTGGTCACCACGATCGGTAGGGGGTCGTTCGTCACCGACCATTCCAGTGAGCCGACGGTGTGGGTCCATGACGATGTCGCGGTCACGGCCTTCCGGGACAACGGAAGTGCGGCATCGTTCATCGAGTCCTACACCCTGGATACGGACGTGCTCGGCTTCGCGCTGGCCCCTCCCCTGAACCGTTTCAAGGCACCCCAGATGTGGTGGTTCGTCAAGCGGCCTCGGGGAAGAGGCTTGGACCTCACCCTCTACAAGGCGGCCTGGGGGGGCATGTCGTCAGGCTTCGAGGGCGACTGGCACAACTCGTCGCACAAGGTGATCACCATCCCCGGACTGATCCAGGTTCGCGACAAGCCCACCTTCTTCATCGATCGGCACTTCAACGGTTATGTGGAGGTCTCGATCGTGGGTCTTAGGCCCGCCCGGCGCGAAGCAGAGGGTTGTACATTTGCTTTGTTCATGAACAGGCCGATGCTGACTGGTTTGTTCTTTCCCAGCCCGACGATCCCCTAGTCCACCACGCCGAACTGCGTGTTCGCATAGACCCGCAAGGCCGTGATGTCGGTGTTGGTCAGGTACCGCGCGTAGAAGCCGACGGCGTTGACGTTCCCCTGAAGGAGGACGTTGGACTGGTTGTCACGCTGACGTCCGACGAAGAAGTTGGCGGTAGCCGGGACGAAGGTGGGGGTGGAGATGAACGTGGCCGTGCCGGCCTCGGTGTAGGTGTAGACCGTGTCCCGGTTGGTCAGGATCCACAGGTACTTGGTGTTGATGGCCTTCTGGCTGATGCCGTCGGCAGGTGTGGTGATGTCACCCCTGTACACGATCTTGGTGACGTTGCCGCTGGCGTTGTACCAGCACAGCCCGGACTCGTTGACCCCACCAGGGCTCCCGATGTCACACAGGTAGCGCGCGTTCGAGCCGTCACCCAGGCTGGTGACGGTGCCGATGAACCACATCGACCACGGTTCCAGGGCGGTCGCCAGTCCGGCGCTGGCGACGGTGATCGTGGAGGTGTAGCGCGGCTGCGAGATGTTGGCTGTTGCCCCCGATCCACTAGCCGTTCCGGTTCCAGTGAGTGTGGTCATCACCCCGGCACGTGCGGGCCAGGACGTGACCGACCCGGCGGCGACATCACGGGCGTCCCACCATCCCAGGAGGTCGGGAATGTCGGAAGGTAGCTGTTTATAGGGCGCACGTCCGGGAATGTTCGGCGTGGCGGGGCCGCTGAACACGGAGTTTCTGAACAGGACGGTGCTGTTGTTGTGCCATGTGGTCACCTGCGTCGAGGGCAGTTGCCGTGCCGGTGTTCCACGCATCACGCACCCACGAACGTGGCTGTAAGGTCATCCATCACGGCCTTGCGGGTCGCGGCGCTGTGGAAGGCTGTGTAGTTGACCAAGCATGCGAGCAGGATGCGGGCGTTGTATCCGGTTGTCAGGTCGTCGTCAGCGCAGACCGTGTAGCCGGTGCCGGCTCCGCCTAGGCTTCCAGCATTCCCGACTACATCGATCGAGCCAAGCCGCGAAATCCTCGAGTCGGTTCCGTTGTTTCTGATGGCGATGACCTCCCAGTTTGTCGTGCTGATGGTCTGGCCCGTGAGAGTGGCCCCGCTGCTCAGGTAGAACTGACTGGATGTGTTGAACCCGTACCTTGTGCTGGTGGTGGTGGGTATCCCGGAGTCGAACAGCACATTGCTGATCGTGTCACTTGCGTACCCGTTGCGGCTGAAGACGATGTAGGTCGTCTGGCCCATGGAATAGCCGACCGGGTTGGTCAGCAAGCGCAGGTAACCGCCGTTGAAGTACACGACAGGCTTGCCGGTTGGCGTGGTGAGGGTGCTGCTGTAGAAGGTGTGCGTTCCCACGAAGGTGCCATGCAGCGATGCATAGCCGTTGTCCGTCCATGTCGACGGGGTGGTGTTGTCGGAAGGGTTGGTGCCGGTCAGTCCGTTCATGTAACGGGCATCAAGCCAGAGCTGGGCCCTGACGCTATTTGAGGTGTCGATGTATCTCGTTGCGTCGAAGCCAGGATCCGAGATTGATTTCGCTACGACCGTGCCGACTCCCTGCGTTCCGGCGATTGGTGTACTGACGTCAGCCGTGCCGACCTGGTAGTGCTGCAGGAATGTGTCAGAGCTGAGAACCTTGTCATAGATGGCCAGTTCGTCGATGCGGCCATCCATGTAGTCGAGGTCTCGGTACGCGGCGGTCGTCGGGAAGTACATGCTGCCAATCGTGAAGAAGCCATTGCCGGTGCTGACACCAGAGCCATTGTAAGTGTCCTCCAGCACGCCGTTCACGTAGAGCCTGGAATTGGCGCCGTCCCAGGTAGTGGCAATGTAATACGTCTGGCCGACGGCGATCGTGGTCGTGCTGCGAGTCGTGCCATAGGCCGGATCGACCATGATCCATTCGATCTTGCCGTCCCGGACCCTTAGGATCCATGCACTTTCTTTGGCGATCACGGTGCCGCGGGACACGGAATCGAGATTGATCCACACCTCGAGAGTGAACTTGAGCGGACGCTGAAAGGTCGCGCTATTAGAGGGGCTCACCGCAGCTGCCGCACCCGTGACATCCCAGGACCTGTCGTTCATCGGCTCCCTCTGAAGGAGGCTGGCCGCGTTGACCACGTCCAACGAGGGCCCAGATATGGGAAACGTGGTGGTCCCGGTGCGGAAGTAGTCCCTGACAGTGGTGCCTCCGGTCTCGTTGAACCGCCAGTACACGACCGGGTTGTTGATGGCGATCAGGTCCCTGTAGTAGGGGCCGGCCCGTCCGGGGATCGGCAGGCCGGAGGTGGCGTGCGTGTGCCAGTCCGAGACCTGGGACGAGGCCAAGGTTCGAGGGGTCATCCCACGCATGTCGGCTCCTATCAGGAGATGCGGTTCACGTAACCGTGTATGGAGAGCTGGTTCGCTGAAGCCGCCCATGCCGTGACGGTGGCAGCCGTGCTCCCGGTGCCGGACAGGATCAGGCCGGGGACGATCAGCGTCAGGCCCGATTGGTTCGGGATGTTGCAGGTGATCAAGTCGTCGGGGTTTGTCGTGCCGCCATGTGCGACCGTCAGAAACACCGGGAAGGTGGAGACATTGGTGACGTACAGCCACACCTCATCAATGGTGCTGGATGATATGTCGGTGGCGTGGATCGTGGTCCCCGGCGTGGAGGTGGTCGTGATCCTGATGCCCCGTCCTTGAGTGGATGCGGACAATTTGATCTTGGTGAACGTGGCCATTATTTCTCCTACTCGAATACTTGTGCGACGAGGTTGAGTGTGGCATCAGAATCGAATACCTGTCCGAAGATGATGCTGCTGGCTAGTTCGTCGTAGGTGGAATCCTTCGCTGTCACCGCACCCAATCCAGCGACGTTCACGGACCCGGCATGGGCGAGCCTGGACTGCGCGGTGACCGCACCTGCTCCAGCGAGGGCCGCGGCCGTGTACAGAGGGACGACGATCCCGTAATCGACAGAGGTCATCGCGACAGAGCCCGACGAGTCCGTGATGGTGACCCGGTTCCAGTAACCGCCGCCGAGGTCTCCCCATGCGATGGTGCCGCCTGCGGGGTAAACCCCCGGAGGGGCGAAGACCTGCAAGGAGGCGCTCGTGGACGTGTTGAACAGGACGATGCTTGGGTTGGTGACCGCGGCGGTCGGTACCGCCACGATCGAGTAGACAGGGCCGAACGGGAAGCCCCCCACGACCTCCCATTGGTTGTCGTGGTCGGCATCCTGCAGGATGCCGTGCGGAACCACTCCTGCTGCGGTGGTCGTCCCGCGCCCAGCGACGGATGCGGATCCAGGGATGATCACCCCGTAGTTCGCAGAGGACAGGACGACCAAGGATCCCGTGAGGAAGTCAGTGATGAACGCGTTGTTCCAGCTGTTTCCCCCGAGGCTCGCGTACGTGAGGGTGGTGCCTGCGGTGAACGTCCCAGTCTTGTTGCTGTTCAACACGGAACTCGTGGTGGTGTTGTTCAGGGTGAGCTTGGGGTTGGTGGAGTCGATGGTTATCACCACCGTGACCGTAAAGACGGGGCCGAACTCGGCCCCTCCCACGAGGTTCCAGATGTTGTTGTGGTCGGCGTCCTGCAGGACGCCTGGGACAGGCGTCACCGATGCCGTTGCATTGGCGGTAGTGGATCCGGATCCAACGACGGTCGCGTAGTTGCTGGTGCCGGTGACTCCTCCGATCACCGTTACCGTGCCGATTCCGGAGATGTAAGTTGATCCGATGCGAACCCCGGGGTAGTGCGATTCCGGGGGGTTCGGCAGACTCGTGGGAACCAGTCTCGTGGGCGGACCGATTGCAGGAACACCCGTTGTAATGACACCCACTGCGATGAGTGCGTCGTCCAGCAGGTCCAGGCCGAACACGTCCTCCCAGTCCCCGTAGATGTCCTCGTCTTCATCTGCGGCAGTGAGTATGGCGGCGCCGGTTACCAGCGCTGCAGCAGCCAAGGTTCCAGCACCAGTAACTGCAGCAGTCCCCTTAGCCAATCCCGCATAGGCAGTGACAGCACCGGCGCCCTGGACTGATAAAGCCATTCCCCTGGTGGCAAGCGCCGTGCGTGATCCAACGCCCCGGACAAGCACCTGAGGTGATCTGAATTGAACGCCTACTGCAATTGAGCCTACGCCAAAGGCGGAGGACAGCCCGAGAGATCCACCAGTTACAGCTGTGACCGCTCCGGTGCCCCTCACGAACGTGAAGCCGGCGGTGGTGATACCACCAGGCACCTCGCCAACCAGTGCTGTGACTGATCCGGTGCCCATCACCGCGGAATGGGCGACCGTGAACGATCCGCCTGCTAGTGCTGAAACAGATCCGAAGCCATGATCCGCTACGAGTGGTGGCCGGGTGGTGACTAGCGCCGTAACCGATCCAACGCTCGTCGCGGAGGAAATGTTTTCAACTCTCGCCGTAACCGATCCGACGCCCATCAACAAGGAGGTGAGCCCAAAGGTGAATGTGCCTCCAGGCGGTGCCGTTCTAACGGAGCCGTCGCCTTGAATCGACACCGTCGCTCTGTTGATGACTCGTGGTACCGCAACCGATCCGGCACCCGTCACCGAGGCGGAGCCAGACCTTATGCCGACATCACCGGTTTCGCCGGCTATTCCGGCGCCCAGGATTGACGCCTTCGCGCTGCTCGTGACCAGCGCCGTGGACGCCCCGGCACCCAGGACTGATGCATTCACTCTTTGAGTGGTGAGCGTCGCGACCGATCCGGCGCCTGTCGCAGATGCGAAGCTCGATGTCCTGCCAACTGAACTAGTAGTACCGGTGCCCTGGACGGTGGCCGTGGCGGTGATCAGTGCTGCGACCGATCCAGCGCCCGTTACAGAGGCTGAGCCCGTTGCGGAGGCTGAGCCCGATGTGCGGACCAGTGCCGTGACCGATCCAGTGCCCGTCAAGGAGGCTGAGCCCAGTGTGCGGATCAGTGCTGTAACCGATCCGACGCCTAGAACCGAAGAGGATCCCCCTGATGCGCCGTTAGCCAGTGCCGTAATCGATCCGACGCCCGTTACAGAGGCTGATCCCGATGTGCGAGCCAGTGCCGTAACCGATCCGACGCCTAGAACAGAAGAGAGTCCTTCTGATACGGCGTTAGCCAGTGCTGTAACCGATCCAGTGCCTGTCACGGAGGCTGAGCCCGATGTGGCGATCAGCGCTGTGACCGATCCGGCTCCGGCGGCAGAGGTGAATGTCGTGCTACGAACCAATGCTGCCGTGGTCCCAGCTCCAGTGGCAGCGGCCGAAGCGATCTGCGTTACGTCTGCGTCCGCGAGGTCGCTCGTTCCGGGCAGAAGTCCCGTACCGGGTAGCAGGAAATCGCTAGGCAGCAGGTTGCCAGTTCCGACACCCTGCGAGCCGACGAAGCCAACACCGGAAACGGCCGCTTCCACGGTCATGGTCAGTGCGCTTCCCAGATGGCGTCGCCCCGGAAGTAGGTTGCTCGAGACTTGGGATTGCCCAGTCCGAGCCGGTCGCCCGGTGATGTGAGCCAGGTGGTGGCCGTAATGACTGGCAGGTCGTTGATGAGGATGCTGTCGTGCATTATGAGGTCTCTGCCCCACCGCTCGCCGTGGTCACAAGCGGTACCCATCGGGCCGACCGCCCAGATGTGCCATTCTGCGTCTCCGTTGGACATTATTCTGGGGGCCCTCCTATGTACCCGGAGCAGATATCGATCAACTCGATCGACGGGGTGACTTCAGCGGTGAGGACGTTGATCCACAGGATCCCTCGGATGCCAGTGTTGAGGTTGTCAGCTGCCATAGGAACCTGCCGCGGTGGAGAAGCAGTGGACCCCCCAGACCCGTTCGTTACGGGCAGCAGTGTTCGTGGGTGGGCCGTTGAGTGCGATGCTGTGGGGCAGTTCGATCTTGGCGACCCGATTGCCCCACACCCGCTCCAGCATCAGGGAGCCCGACGCCATGGGCGCACGGTCTGCTGGTCCGACGGCGTCCAGCGCTTCGTAGAGCAGTGGATCTCCGGGCCGGAACGCCATGAAGCAGGAGCAGGTGACGCCACCGGGATAGCTGGCGACCGTGGGCCGGCTGATGTCGGGAAGATTCAACAGGAAGAAGTCATGGTCGGTCCAGATGCCGCCAATCAACTGCAGCAGCAGCAGGCGGACGATATTTGCCCGGTGGCGTTCTAGGTCGTCTGGGCAAAGATCGGAGAGGCGGTCCACCTCTAGGAGTACACCGGGAGGGAGGGAGTCGTCTGTCCAGTCGATGACCTGCCCGTACTGGGACGCGGCCAATGCGGCTATGGCCGATGTGATAGGGACTGGTGCGTCGCCGGTCCAGTACCGGTGGATGATCATCCGCAGGTACTGGTATGGGCGATGGGGTGGACGACGACCTGGTTGTTCCACACACCGAACGCCACGTCGTTCACGTACCTGTACCCGGGTCGGATATCGAAGTCATCCTGCCAGGTGAAATGTGCCGGCAGGGTGTAGGAGTGGACTGGGGAATATGACATGGAATCTCCACTTACGGTGATGATCCGCCAGAAGAAGCTGTCGGCGGTTGGACGCGTTCCGTCCCACGGGTTGAACAGTGCGCTGCCCGTGAACACCTGGCCCGGCGCGTAGGTCAGGTAGTTCGGCCAGGGGTAGTAGTAGTCCTCGTGCAGTGGGAGGGGCAAGGTATCGACGATCGTGCCCGTGTTGGTGGCTACCAGTTCCAGACGTCCGCCGTTCATCTCGGTGTTGTCCCAGGTGTAAGTCATGTGCAGGGTTGGATTTGCGGAGTCAAATAAGCCGAATGTTTCCTTTCCAAGGTACCACGGGGGGCCGCTGGTGTTTATGTACGCGTCGAAGTCTCCAGTGCCGGCAACGGTGGCATCGAAGCTGATCGTAAAGTACCAAGTCTTGCTGAATACGAGATAATCTGGGGAATCGGCCCACCCTGGAATTCGGGACTGGTCGACACTCGAAAAGACACGGGCGTGGACTCCCGCATCGTTGTCGTCGTAGGTGCCGATCCCGAAGGTGTGCCCCGCTACAGTGACCGAGCCGGACGGCATGGGTTGTGCTGCGGCCGCCTCCCGGCTATACCACGCGTAGCCCGTAGTGGAGACGGCAGCATTCGAGAATATGCCAACGGGGCCACTGCGGGTCAATCCTGTCTCGTTGATGTGGACATGAAAGCGGGCAGAGGTGGACCAGTAGTAGATACCGCCGTACCCGTCGCGGATGGTGGTGTTCGTATCCATAAGCTCAATATCTGGTTGGCCACTGATGACCGAGGGTGAGTAGTTGTGGACGATCAGGTGATTCTGGTCGGGTGCGGAGACGACCTGCCTGTTGATGCGGTAGTTCTGGGTGGTCCGTTCCCACGGAGGAAGTTCGTTGTACTCGTCGAGTTCCTTGATCGTCGTGGTGGAGACCCGAGCCCCATCACTGATGCGCCACATGCTGATAACTTCGGCCGGGCCAGATCCGTTGGATTCGAGAGAACTTTCCCTGCCCCATAGGTAGTCAGGATCGCCGCACCGGTGGATGGTTATGCCATGGATCGTCGCTCCAGGGGGGAAGAATGGCTGGATAGAGACCCCATCAGAGAGGCCCTCCGGACCGTACGTGTAGATGAATTCCCCAGGATCCGCGGTGTTAGGTTCGTAGGCCGTCCATACGATACGGGTGTCGTTGTGCTGCTCGGTTCTGCCGCTGACTTCGGCGGCAGGGCCATCACTGATGATGCGACGGATCATGGCGGTGTTCGTGGTCAAGCTACCCGGATCGAGGGCTACTAGGTATCTCTGGTACTGGAATGCGGCGTCGTCGTACCAACTCAGTACCGCCAGGAGGCTGAGGTCGGTAGTTGCTCCGAGGATCACCATGTGAGAAAAGGTGACCCCAGTCAGGCCGACGGCCGTTCCGTCGACGGCCGTCATGCGCCAGAGACGTGGCTGTGGGATGCCCATGCACGGTTGTCGGCAGCAAGGGGGCATCAATCGTTTTCTGATTGGTGACGATCCTCGGAAGTGGACACCGCAGACACTCCGAACTATGGCCTGACTCGAATCGGACCCGGCGAGACAGTCGCCAAGGATGGGTTCAAGGCCCTGGACGGTGACCGGCTGACCCTTGATGCTCTGCTGCGGGCCCTGGAGTACCACACGCACGACGCCTCCCCACGGCTGGCGGACCCGCCAGAAGACACCGTGCCAGTGCTGACAGCCAGTTCCACCGGGGGCCAACTGGCGGCGGGGCGCACCTACTACTACAGCGTGTCGTTGCTGGACCGGTGGGGGTTGGAGACGGCCGTCAGCTCCGAGGGCGAGGTCGTCACGCCCAACGCCATAGCGATCGACGGAGCCCCTGGGGTTACCGCCTTCGCTACCGGGGGAACCATCACCCCGGGGATCTATGCCTACGTGTACACGTACGTCAGTGATTCGGGTGGAGAGACCAACCCCTCACCCCCGGCCACTTTGACCGTTTCATCCGGCAGTACCAACTCGGTCGTCGTAGACATCCCAGACCTGCCGGGCGCTGTCCTCTACGCCAACGTCTTCCGGTCCAAGGACGGGCAGAGCCAGTTCTTCTACTGCGGTGAGCATGATGGGCTGACGGACTACTTCACCGACACCGGGGACACCATGGACTACACCACGGTCGCCCCCCGGGCCAACACCACCGGGAACACCTGCTCCGTGGCGATCTCGCTCGAGACGTGGCCAGGTGGCACCTGGGATGGCGCCTCCGGGTGGCGGCTGTACCGATCCCTCACCCCAGGCGGGTACACCGGATCGTCCCTGGTCCATGAGGTCGTGGAGACTGAGGCCGAGGACTCTGTGATCCTGCGCAAGACCTGGGTGGATGCCGGCGACGAGATGCAGCAAGGCTCACCCAAGTACCGGTCCTCCACCTTCAGTGGGGGTGCGCTCATCAATATGGGTTCAGCGCAGGGTCAGCTGCCCATCACTGCGATGCCGCGCGGCTCCCAGTCTCTGACGTTCTCCGGCGCCCTCGTCGGAACCGTCTTCGATGGGACGAGCGCCTTCCCGAAGATCCAACTGCCCTACGCCATCCGGCCGGTCAGTTTCCAGCTCAGTGCGGCCGGAGTGTCCGGGCGATCATCCGGGTCCACGGTGGTGGTCGCGTTGCAGAGTTCAGGTGGGGCCACCATCGGGGATCCGGTGCAACTGGTCTTGAACAACAACACCGGCCTCTACACCGCCAGCTGGCCGATGGTGGACGATCTGCGGTTGCAGGGCGAGGACCTGGCCCGCTCCTCCTCCGCCGTCCTGACGATCAGCGACCTCGCCGCGTCCAGCGGATCGGCAGTTGTGCTCGACGGATCCGGCGAGTGGGTAGACGGGACGTTCGATCTCGATCCAGGCGTCTGGCACCTACGTCTGCGACACCGGTTCACCGGCACCCACAGTGCGACCGACATGCACTACCACTTCTTCAGTGGGGCCACGGAACTGGTCGACACCGCGTTCGACGGGGCCGCCACCGTCAGCTCGACCTACACCACGGTGACGCCGACCATTGCCGGGGGTGGCCTGATCTGGGCGGGCGGCCCACTGCGGGTCCGGATCCGCAAGTCCTCGGCGGCGGCCACCGTCCACATGATCGACTACCTGGAGATGTACACGAACGTGCCCACGATCCCCGCCGGCCAAGCGTCCGTGGTCTACACCCCGCCCGGCAGCGGGAGCATGGGCACCTTCCACACGTACACCCTGTGGTACTGACCTTCCGACACGGCGTCCTCCTCCCCCCCAATGTCAGAGGGGTGCGGTAGGAAAGTAGTCCAAGCCGAGGTCGGGAGTTTCGAGTGCAGGTACGTCAGAGCGCGTTGAAGTCGTTCGCCTCCTGCCCCCTGCGGTACCGCTACGAGCACATCGACAGACTGCCACGGGAGCAGTCCGGGGCGCTGACATTCGGGTCGATCATGCACGAATGCCTGCAGTACCTGGAAGAAACAGGCGACCTGGACGGGGCGATCAAGATGTTCCGCAAGTACTGGAAGGACCCCCAGGCGCACAACCCGGAGTGGGAGATCGACTACTACGTGCGGGGCACCGACTGGCGGAAGTACAACCTGTCCGGCGGGAAGATCCTGCGCGACTGGCATTCCGTGTTCGAATGGAACACCGACCTGGTGCTGGCCCGGGAGTACCAGTTCACAGTCCCCATCGGGAGCAAGGGCAACGAGCTGACCGGGACCATCGACCGGCTGTGCCTGCGTTACATGCCGAAGATCAACAAGCAGGTCGTCCTCATCTCGGACTTCAAGTCGGGGAAGAAGGCGCCAACGAAGGAGGCGCTCGCTGAGGACATCCAGTTCTCGGCCTACTGCTACGCCACCACCGTCCGTTCCTTCTGGGACGGGCTGCCGAACGGGCCGGACCTGTACGACAGGCTGGTCGGTTCGCGACGGTGGGGAGAATGGATACATCTGGTGGACGTTCACCGCATCGACGCGGGTGAACGGACCGAACGGCACTATCGGCGGCTCGAGATCGCCGTTGATGCCATGGCCGCCAGCATCGAGGCGGAGATATTCGTCCCGAACATCTCAGGAGAGACCTGCGTCTGGTGTCAGTGGCGCAGGAATTGTGGACTACCCGAACTGGGTGGCACGAAGGAAAATGGGAGAGAAACGTGGAACTGATCAAGCGAACAGGGTGGGAAGACTACCCGGACAAACTGAAGATGCTGGTGACGGGGCCGCCGAAGTCGGGAAAGACGAGTTTCCTGGGTTCGATCCCCAACATCATCATCGCGGACACCGAGCCGCACGCGAACAACCTGCAGTCGGTGGCCCACCTGAACGTGCCCTACGTGACGGTCAGCGGGCTGGACGACCTGAAGAACCTGCTGATGGTGCTCGGGGACCCGGGGATGCGCCAGGAAGCGGCGCAGCGCCTGCAAATGCGTGAGATTGAGGCGGTCGGCATCGACACCCTCGACACGCTGCAGGCCATCGCGAAGGGCGAACGGCTGCGCGAGCAGCGCCAGACCCAGTTCCTGCGCGACGACTGGGCGTGGCTGCGCGAGGAGATGGTCGGGATCATCCGGGCGTTCACGGCGTTGCCGATGCACGTCGTCTTCACCGCGCACACCAAGGCGTCGACGCTGGGCTTCGGGGACGAGGAGCGCAACATCGTCCTGCCCGGCCTTCAGGGGTCCATCGCCGAGGATCTGGCCGGGATGGTCGGCTACTCGCTGTACTGCTTCCGCCGCCAGGAGATCGCCCCGGACGGCAGCCCGTACATCAAGTACTGGATGCGCACCGAGGGCGACGAGGTGTTCACCTACCTGGGGAACCGGGCTGCCGGTCAGCTGCCGTCGATCATCGACCCGAACTTCTCCACGATCCTGGCCACCGCCATGAAGGGCCGGGCCCGTGCGCAGGAGCATGAGGCCGGTCCTCCGGTCGAGGTTCGTACGTCCGCCGATGTGGCACCTGCCGCACCCGCGCCGGCCACCGCACCGGCGGCACGTCCGGACAGTGACGATCCGATCACTCCGAACGCCATGACCTATGTCAAGAAGATCTACGACGGGATGGGGCTTTCGTTCCCGCAGACGAAGGTGCAGGCCATCACGTTGGGGCAGGCGCGCAAGTTGGTCCAGATGTGGCAGGCGGTCCTCGAGGACGAGGCCAGGGGTGTCGAGGTCGACGGCCGGGGCACCATGCGTGTCCTGATCGAGGAGATGAACCTGCTCGACGACGGGCTAGACATGAACGCCACCATCGAGGGCGTCCTGGCTCAGGTCGGCCGGGACGCGCGGCTGATCGCGGAGGCGATCGCGGGGGAGCAGGCCAAGCCCAAGCCCCGGTCGTCGCTGCTGAACAAGCTGGAGGCGCTGATGCGCGAGGTCGGAACGAACGGGTCCGGCCCGCACGTCGAAGCCCCCCAGCATGTCGCGGCCGAAGTTCCCGGCGAGCCGGAACGTGAGGTGCAGACTGAGGATGTCGCCCCTTCGCAGCCAGAGACCCTGGTTCAGGAGGAGGTGGCCACCAACGAGACGGCCATGGCCGCACTGGCGGCGCTCAATGCCGAGGTGATCACGACGTCGCACTGCGAGCGGTGCGGCAACGAGATCGATGACCAGAGCATCGCGAGTCTGGCACGGGCTCGGTACCAGAAGAGCCTGTGCACCAACTGCTACATCGAAACCACGCGCGGCGTCGTCGCCGCCAACTAGGAGGTTGGGGAAGTGAAGTACACCCTGGAACACTCGGATCAGCCTGAGTTCGTCAGTCTGCCCGCCGAATCGATCCTCCACCTGAAGGTGGACAACATCGCGGAGGTCGTCCGTCAGAGCCGGGACGGCGGCACGTTCAACCGGCTGCGCTGGACGTTCACCATCCTCGGCATCCAGGCCATCGGGGATGGCAGCCCGGTGGGCAAATACGAGGTGCTGGTCGGCACGAAGATCTACGGGTCGGTCTCCGACCAGTTCTCCACCCACGAGCGCAACCAGTTGCGGCGTTGGACGGAGGCGGTGCTGGACATGGGGCCGCTGCGTGAAGGCTTCCAACTGGACACCGACCTGCTGATCGGGCGCAAGTGCCGGGGCACCACGAAGGTGTGGACCGGCACCCAGATCGACACCGTCACCGGCAAGCCGAAGAGTGGCTACGAGGTGGAGTCCCTGCTCCCGCCGGCGAAGGAGGGCACCGCACAGCAGCCCGCCCAGCAACCCGCTCAGGAGCCCGCCCAGCGGGCTTTCGCAACATCCGCTGCAGGTACATCGGCGACACCCGCTCCAGAATGGAATGACGTCCCCTTCTAATGGCTACGGTGGTTCCCCTGAGCGAGGTCGTTCACGGGTAATTCCACGTACGAACAGTTCGGAAGAGAGGGTCATCCTGTGGTACTTCTTCGCCTTGTCCCGTCGAAGCGGGAAATCTCCCGCATGGCGAATGTGGGCCACCGGATGGCCCCCTCTGAAGGGGAGGCTGCATGCAGGCTCCTCGACGAACAGGGGTACAGCGAGAAGGCTCCGGTCAAGGGCAAGGAACGGGGGAGTCGGTGCCCATTCCACGACTCCCCCGGGGAGATGGACCGGGGGAAGGCGCCCACGTTCTACCTCAACAAGACGTCGGGCCTGTTCCAGTGCTTCAGCCCCAGTTGTGGTGAGCGGGGCAACCTGCGTGCGCTGGAACGGCTGTTCGGCATCGACGTGGAGGACAACTGGGTCGAGGAGGTCCGCACCCGGGACCAGCAGTTGCAGTTGTTCGAGATGGACCTCAGCAAGGCGTTGCGCCGCCCGTTCTATGAGCACGGCCTGACCGATCAGACCATCGAACGGTTCCGACTCGGCTACGACCGGGCCAGTGGCAGGTACGTGATCCCCTACCTGCACGGCCGGCGCCCCCGGTTCTTCCGGTACTACGACCCGTACGGCGACCCGAAGTGGAAGTACACCTGGGAGCCGGGGGCGGAGGCGTACCTGTACAACGCCGGGGACGCAGTGGGTGACGAGAACGGGCTGGTGGTGATCGCCGAGAGCGAGATGAAGGCGCAGCTCCTCGTCCAGTTGGGGTACGCCGCCGTCGGGGTTCCCGGTGCCAACGTGTGGCGCGAGGAGTGGATGAGCCTGTTCACCCACGCCCGGCGGATCGCGGTCATGTTCGACAACGACAGCCCCGACTTCCACATCTACGACCGTCCCGACGAGGGCAAGAAGTGCCCGAAGTGCCAGTCCGAGGGCATGTCCCGGTGCATGGGCCATAACCCCGGCCAGGACGCTGCACAACGCCGGGTCGAGCAACTGGGCTGGCGGGCCCGCAACGTGCTCCTCCCCCTGCCCCCCGGTGAGCGCAAGACGGACATCAACGAGTTCATGATGCGCGACGAGGGCAGCGCCGATGACCTGAAGGGCATGATCACTGGCAAGGCCCAGACTATGAGGGTGTCCTCGTTCGCCGAGATCATGGACAGCCCACCTGAGGAGACAGCGTTCCTCGTGGAGCACGGCATCCTGCCGGCCGCGGGCCGTCTACTGGTGGCCGGGACGGGGAAAGTCGGAAAGTCCCTTTTCATCGAGAATCTGGCGCTGTCACTTGCCGCAGGGATTCCATTCCTGGGCCGGTTCGGGGTGGAGAAGCCGACCCGGGTGCTGTTGCTGGACCGGGAGTTGAGCAAACGGTCACTGTTCGATCGGATCAGCGCCCTGATCGCAGCCCGTCCCGCATATGCGGCGGGCGTGGACAACCTGCTCGTCGACCACGATCACCTGATCAAGCTGGACCAGCACAACGCCCAGGAGACCCTGTCGCAGTTGATCGCGATGAACGGTGCCGAGGTGGTCGTGCTGGACACGGCCTACAAGTTCCTGTCCGATGTCGAGAAGAGTTCGCATCTGATGGCCGCGTTCTCGGTGATCGACTCGCTGATAGCCGAGCACAAGTGTGCGTTCGTCCTGAGCCACCATCGCCGCAAGCAGGCCAGCCACACCCAGGACACCGCCGATCAGGACAGCGTCGCCGGTTCGTTCCTGTGGACCGGCTGGCCGAACGCCACCGTGCTGCTGAACTTCATCGAACGGTCGGTGGAGAACCCGTTCAACGTGGCCGCCACGTTCACGGCGTTCCGTGACGCGGCACCCCCGGAGCCGTTGGCCCTGTACCGGGACAAGGAGTCGATCGCCTACACGCGGATCGACGACTATCACCCACCACAGCAGCAGTTCGGCAGCGGACGCGGAAGTGGCAGCGGCGGTGCCACCAGTGCCCCGACGTTGGACACGGAGACGATCGTCAAGCATCTGATGGACGCCTGTCCGATCACCGAGCAGGCGTTCATGCACGCTACGGGGGCCATGTACGGCGGCGAGAAGGCCGTCCGTCCGTTCTTCCTGGACGCCATGCTCAGTGGGGCGTTCACCCGGTCGGGGAACTTGATCCGGTTCAAGTACGACAGAGCCGAGGAGTCCTGGGAGCAGGAGCATGGCATCCAGCAGCGGATCGACGTCTGATCCTCGCCGGATGGTCCATGAGCGGGCTCAGCGGCATTGTGAGCGGTGCGGGGCCTACATCCGGGAGGGAGTGAGGGCCTCGATGCATCACCGGCGCAGGCGCTCCCAGGGGGGTCAGGATTCGGTGGAGAATCTGGTCCTGCTCTGCGGGTCGGGAACGACCGGATGCCACGGCTGGGTGCATGCACATCCGGCGGATGCGCGAACTGCCGGCTTCCTCGTCGCGAGCTGGGACGACCCGGCCCCGATCCCGATCCGGACACCTCGAGGCTGGGCGCTGATCGGCGAAACCTACGAGTGGATCGACCGGAAGCCGGCGGAGCCGATGACCGTGCAGGAGATCCTTCGCGAGCATCAGGAGGACTGATGTCGGACGGTGACATTCAGATTGTCCCCGCAGGCAACTCCCGCATCGTGATCTGTCACTGGGACGAGGACGGCGGCTATTGGCAGGCCCTCGACATCCCGCACCAAGCGCTTAACGGTCACGAGAACCACGAGTACGACGTGTGGCCCGCGGTGACCGACGTGACTCCCGGGCAGAACTGGCCCGAGGGCGAGGAGATGTACCTCAACGACTGCACGCTGACCGCTTCAGCTACGCCGTCGCCCGAACCGTCTCCGACCGAGACGCTCCCGCCGACCGGTGCCAACCTGAACATGTTCATCGTGGCGGTGGGTCTGATTGCTACAGGTGCCTGGATGAAGTGGAAGTCGATGCGGAGTGTGAGATGAAGGGTTCAGAGGCGAGCCGGCCACCGCTCATGGCAGATGCCAAGTGCCGTGAGCATCCCGAGCTGAAGTGGGTTCCGATCCAGTCCAGGGTTTCGCCGAAGCAACTCGTTGAGATGCGAACCATCTGCATGTCCTGCTCGCACAGGGCTGAATGCCGGGAGCATGCGATCACCCATGACGAGCACGGCATGTGGGGTGGGACCACCGAGGTCGAGCGGGAGAGGCTCAAGAGCGAGGGACGGCTTCCCGCTGACGCCTGACGCGCCTACCGTATGAGGTTAAGGAGGCGGTCATGGCCAAGTTGAAAGCCAAGAGGCGCAAGAGCATGAAGAGCACGAGCTTCGCCCTGCCCGGCAAGCGAAAGTACCCCATCCACGATCGGGCTCACGCCAGGAACGCATTGGCACGGGTGTCCCAGTTCGGCACCGCGTCAGAGAAGAAGCAGGTGCGGGCGGCTGTTCATCGCAAGTACCCCACCATGGGGAAATAGGAGCACCCGCCCTGCGACGGGGGGGCTACAGGGCGGGTGCTGACTAGCACGCTAGCGGATGCCTTTCGTGGAATCGCGCAAGCTGGTCGGCGTGTCGGTCAGAATCCGACGGCGGCGAGCGAGCGGTCGGCCATGGCCTGGTATCGCACGATGATGTCGCTGGGAACCTTCCCCCGCTTGGGCACCTCGATCCCGTTCTCCCGGGCCCACTTGCGGGCTTCGGTGGAAAGCGACGGGGTCTTCGTCTTCTGCGTGATCTTCGCCGGCTTCGCCGGCTTCCCGTTGGTGACCTTCGGCTTCGCGCCGTTCGTGGGAGCCTCGTCCTCGATCTCGATCGGATTTCCGACCAGCTCGGTCAGGTGCAACTGGCACAGGTCGATCGTTGCCGTCCCCTCAGGCCAACCGATCGTGATGGGAAACCCCTCATCACCACATCGGTCACATACGTGAACCTGCTTCATCTGGATTGCCATACGGATCCCTTCTCCTGGATTGTGGTCCGTATCCAGGGCTACGGCTTTCTGTTTCGCGAGATTCAGTATCCCGCGTATGACCAGCCCGGCGTCGTATGCATGCTTTCGGGCCTGCAGTACCGGCCGTCCGGACAGAATGTCAAGCACCAGATCGAAGTCCCGATGAGGTGTTGGCATCCACTTGAATATTACGCGATTCCGGTCCACCGGGGGAAGTCCGCCGAACGTGCGGAGCAAATCGTTGAGTCGTACTCGTACCGTCGTGGGCTGCAATTGCGTTCCGTTTCTTTCTGCCAGAAGATGATCGGTCCCCCTTGGGCGGCGCATTCGGGGGCCCAGGTAGCGCTGGACGAGCTTCTCCGCCCGTGGGTCCATCGGCACCCCGAGCAGGGTGTGCCGGCGGAAGTCGTAGTCGGAGATCAATAGTTCGTGCAGTCGGTCGGGGTTCATCCCTACACCGAAGACAAGCCCGAGGATCATCTCACGCTGCTGGTACTCGAAAGGACCCACGTGGTCGAAGGTATTCGCACGGTGTGCTCGGCACAGCATTTCAAGGCTGTGCTGGGGGATCGGCTGGCCTAGTTCGATCGGATCGCAGTATCCACGCTCCGCCGCCCAGGCCAGCCACTCCCGAACCTCCATGATCACGTGCTTGCGGTACGCCGGTGCGTAGTCCTGGTCGATCTCCAGCCAGGTCGCGAACTCCAGCCAGGCCTCCGGGGTGATCTCCTTAGGGCCGTGAATGCCGTTGCGGTGGGCCCAGGAGTTGAAGACGTTCACGCGGCTGCGGCGGACCTTCTGGGCCATCTCGGTTTCGAGCAGGACCAGTTCGACATCCCACTGGTCCTGAGACTCGAGGGGATCCCAGCCGCCCATGGAGGATTACTCCAGGATCCCGACGAGTAGATCCATCGGCTGCTGGCTCAGCATCTTCGGATCGATCAGTCGCTCAGGTCCGGCCAGATCCATGATTCCCGACACCCTGACTGGAGCTCCTTCATCATCGTCGGCGGCAGAGGCTTCGGCGTACCAGACGATCCCATCATGCAGTTCGTACTCAGTCTCCCCGGCATCGATCGACTCGTCCATCATCTGCTCAGCGATCGGCAGGTTCTTCGGGAAGGCGGTCACCTTCGCCCGGCGCCACCAGAACAGTCGGGTCGCCTTCATGTTGCGGGACTCCTGAGAGAGACGGACGCAGAAATCCTCCAACGTCTCGTCGTCGGTGGCCACATAGCCTCGGACGTGGGTCTTGTTCGCCAGGACGATGACCGGATTCGCGTCACCCTCAGCTGCGGCGTACGCGACGCGCAGGGCGATCTTATTCAGGAGGAGGAACTGAACGAACGTCCCCGGGCCGTAGTACTCGAACTCTTCGTCGATCACTGCCGTGCCGGCGAAATAGAATTGTGATGGGTCCAGGTTGTTGAAGACCCCAGTATGCTTAGCCATTGTTGTGCTCCTTCAGAGCTGCTGCTTCTTCTGCGGCGGATTCGTGGATCAGTTCATGTAGCCAGGTGAGGAGTGGTTCGCCGTCGGCGGCTGCCTCGATAGTGTCGGCTTCTTCCTTGGTGAAGCGGATTCGCAGGCGCACGGAACCATCACGGTCACGTTCGAATCGGTAGGGACTTGGCTTGCCGTGCACGACGCCTCCCGCGGGCCTCCTCGAGGATTCTATCCGTATGGGGCGGAGTCGTCGGAATCGAACCAGTCCGACAGGCCGGCATACAACTCGAGCCCGTCCATCTCCACGCCAGTTTCGGGCTGGACGTACACCGCTTCGTCGTTCTCGTCGATGACCTGGAAAACCATCGCGTCGGCATCTTCCCGCAGCACTGCCATGAACTCCTCGGCAGCTCCCCTCGGGGTCGATGCCTCGGACTCGTACATCAAGCGGACCAGGTATGTCATCTTTCGGGCGCTCCATATTCCACGATAGGTCATCGTCAGGCATGAGCGCCCGTTCCACCAAGCCCGTCACCCGGTCAGAGCCTCTTCGTTCATGAAGGTGGTCACGCGCTGCGTAAACACCTCCGGGTCGGCCATGAAGCTGCGCTCCCATCCCGACTCCATGCACGCTGCCAGGGCCGCAGCCCGCGCGAGTGCCGCTGACAGGGTCGGATATTCCTCGACCCACTCATTGGCCACACCGTCGTTCCATTCCAGCACGTACCCGGACGGGGCGGCGCTCACGGTCACAACCGCCTCGTCGTGGAAGAGCCCCGTCAGGTCCACGTCCAGCCTCTTAGTGATCACTCTTCACCTCGTCCCTCAGGATGTTGTACCGCTTGCCGCAGCCGTCGCAGGCGATGGTCCAGTGCCCGGTCACTGTGTACCTGGTCTGCTTGCACCAGGTCCCGTCCATGGCTTCGACGGCGTCGGGGTCGTCCTTGTCGCACACCTTCCAGGAGCCGCAGCTCTGGCACTGCGGCCCCCCGTTCAGCAGGATGTCGATCAGGTCGTTGTCGTCGTCGTTGATCACGACGTGCAGCAGTCGGTCCTCGAGGTCGTTCAGGTCGATCAGGAACTTCTCGCAGGCCGTCTCGATCTCGTCCAGGTCCATCAGTTCTCCTTAGCTCTGTGCCTGGGCACGGCGACGTGCGGGTGGTCCAGCGGGATCCCGCCAGTGGTCGTGACCACTCGGCCATTGAAGTAGCGGCCACATTCAGCGCAGTGGACTCGTGCTCTCGATGGCTTGCCGGTCGCCATGCTGTTCTGCAGGACGGCGGATGAGGCGAAGGTGTCGAGCCGGCCTGAGCCGGGGCAGTCGTTCATGACTGGTGCCTCTTGACCGCATCGGCGGCGTCGGTCACGAACTGGGCCAACTCCGCATTCCACGCCTTGCGCTCCACCACGATCGGCGACTTCCCGCAGGACTTGATGTTGGGCCCTGCGGCGTGCTTCCAGAAGGTGGTCGCATGCCCTGCCGTGGCCGTGGACCAGGAGTAGACCGCGACCCCACACCTCTGGCAGACGAACTGGCTGTCGCTCACAGCTCCACCTCCGGAAGGACCCAATCGGAGGGGAGTTCCCGTTGCGTGGCTCCGAGCGCGGCGGCTTCTGCCGTGGTGGCGCGGGCGGTGACCATCAGTCCGGCGGCCACCTTCTCGCCCGGGGGCAGGCAGAAGATGTAGTACTGGTTGGCCGTGTCCATCAGCCGGCTCATCGCCGGATACAACTCGACGGCCTCGATCTCGTCCCCGGCGATCTCGTTCTTGATCCGCTGGAAGTCACGCCAGTCGTGCGCGGCCTTCCGGTCGTTGCGCCGGATGCTCAGCTCGGCGACCGATCCGTCCTCGCGTCGGGTCACCTGGACCGTGTACTTGTGGTTGATCCAGACCTCCGCCGCTTGCAGCTCGGCCAGGAAATCCTCGGTCACACCGCCGGTCGCCTTGAGTGCGGCGATCTTCTCCGGCGTCAGTGGCTTCGGCTTGGCTGGCCTCAGTCGTTCCCAGGGCCTCAGTTCCTGCCTCACGATTTCCCCTCATCTATCAGTGTCTTCACACGCAGAACCCCCATGTCGGTGAGCCTGCGGCCCTTCGGTGTTCGTTCCAACATCCCGCATTCCTGCAGGTAGCGCTCCAGCCGGTTCACACCCGGCTTCGTCTCCCGTAGCAGTCCCTGCATCGCCCCCTCACCGGCGATGTACTCCACCCGGCCCATCGGATTGCGCTTACCGAAGTGCCGGTACAGCGTCACCAGGTACGCCACGTGCTGGCGGGTCAGGCCGTCCGGCTCGAGTTGCAGGAAGTCGAACAGTTCGGCGTCCGTCGGCGGTCGACCGTACACGTGGAACAGGGCGTCGGCGCCCATCACCATCTCGCCCAGGATTCGTGGCGTCCCCCGGCAGGCGCATGCCATCGAGATGGCCAGGTCGCTGGTCAGTCGCTCGCCCACGTCGTAGCCCTGCTTGTAGGCTGTGTGCATGGCGATCTGACCCAACTCACCGATTGAGTACGGGGTGAACGCCGGCTTGATCTTGAACCTGTCCAGCACCGGCTCCGGCAGCAGGTCCGGTTCGGTCGTGGCCCCGATCACCGTGATCGGGGGCAGGCTCAGCATCGTGCCGTCCGGCAGCGGGAGCTTGCCTTCCTCCAGCACCTTCAGCAGCATCTCCGCACTACGGGATCGGCCCATCGCCAGCCGATGGATCTCATCGATGAACAGGAAGCTCTTCGGCCACATCTCGTCCAAGATCCCGGCCAAGGTCTCGACGGTGAACGGTGGCACCACCTCGTACAGTTGACGGCCCATCGACTTGGCGATCAGTTTTGCCACCGTGCTCTTGCCGACCCCGGGCTGACCGGTGGCCAGCAGGACGTGCGGGAGGGCCTCGTCCAGTTCCTGGGCCTTCGTCATGTAGACCATCAGGGTGCGCTTCAAGGCGTCCTGGCCGATGAAGTCGCCCCAGTCGCCCACCATCTCGACATTCGTCGGTTCCGGGTAGCCCTCACCCCATGGTGTGCTCACGGGTTCGACGGTAGCGACGGCCTCTACCCGCCGTTGTTCCTGCTGCATCTGCATCTGCTCGAGTCGCTCGTCACGCAGTACGTCGTCGCGGTGTCGAGTCATTGCGTAGATGGCGCCCAGTTCAAGGGCGCCGATGTCGTCAAACATCAGGTGGTCTCCTTCAGAGAGATTTGGGCTGAGGCCTCCCCCACCACTGCAGGAGGCCCCAGCCCGGTTGTCGGGTCACCCAAGGACTGAAAGGAATGACCCAGGCCCCGACTGCCGGGGATGGACTAGCGCCGTCACGGTGCTCTCACCGGCTTACTCCCGCTCGGCATGTCGGGTACTACAGGGCGATGCGCTTCTTCGACTTGGCCGTGAGGCCGCTGTTGTAACGCTCGACGATCAGCTTCGCCATGTGCATCGGACGACCGCCGGAACCACCGGAGCCACGCGAGCGGGTGGCGACGTACGACAGCCACATGCGCGGTGCATCCGTCTGCAAGGTCCGCACCAAGCGCTGGATGTCGATGGTCGCGTTGCGGAACAGCACGATGGCGGTGCCGCGCAGGATGTCGGGCTGCCAAGCGTCACCGCCATGGGTGCCGAAGGCCGCGCGCAGCACGTCGATCGTCTTGCCGACCAGCTCCTTACCCCCATCGTCATAGGTCTTGGTCAGGCCCGAGATGGAGGCCACGACGTTGGTGGACGGCGACCCACCCACCTTCATGCCACGGTCGAACAGAAGGCGCTCGATCTCCGTCTCGCGGACGTGGCCGGCGGTGATGCGGACGTTGAACAGGGTCAGCGGGTTGATCGGCTTGCGCTCGGACTGCAGCTCGATGAACAGCTCGGCGCGCTCCTCCTTGCTCAGGCCGTACTTCACGTCCGCCGTCAGTGAGGTGATGCCCAGCAGCCGGGCTGCGGTGACACGGTGGCCACCGTCGACGAGGTACAGGGTGCCGTCGACCGGGTCCACGGCGACGGTGATCACCTGCAACAGCTTGGGGTTCCAGTTGTCGGCCATGTACTGGGCACGCTTGGAGTCGACCTCGCGCTGGGCGTCCGGGTCGATGACGAGGTCCGCCAGGGGGACGTCCTTGATGAGGTCAGGCGGGAAAGTGGTGATGATCGTCTCCTTCGAAAGTGGAAAGTGCTGAGTTTCGTGAGTTTACTGGATCGTCTGTCGAGTTTCACGCTCCCTCCAGTAGTAACGACTCGTGTAGGAATCCCAATCGATGTACTGGTTGACCCGGCCGCAGTCCATGCAACAGCGCTCGTCGCCGTCTTCGATGTGGTCGGTCTCTCCGCAGTCCGGGCAGTCCGCCAACAGGATCATGTCCTTCACCAGCGGGGGCGGCTCCATCTCGTCGTTCATGCGTCCTCCCTCTCCAGGGTGGGGTTGAACCAGATGCCGCAGTCATGGCAGTCGTACAGGCCTTCATCGTCGGGGCCCTCCACGTTGGTGGACCCGCAGCCGATGATGGTGTGCTCGATCCCGTCGACATTGACGGGACTGGTCGGGCAATGCATCAGATGCCCACGCTCGAGGCCAGCGGTGCCCCCCGCGTGACGGCACTCTCGACCAAGAGCGCGACGCGCTCCTTGGTGATGGTCAGCGACCGGCCGGACGAGCAGAGGGTGGCCTGCGGATCCAGCACGTCATCGAACGCCTGGACCAGGCCGGCCATCACCTCGGGGCTGGTCCACGTCTTCTTGCGGATCTGGATGATCCAGTCGAGGACCCTCGACGATGCGGTGCAGCGGTCCAGGTCGATGTAGTAGCCGTTGCCCGGCCACACGAGAGTCAGGGTGTCGGGGTCGAGCACCCAGCCATTCCATTCGTTCCTCATCGGGCTCCTTCAGAGAGATAGAACTTGAGGTCGCTCTCGGCGTTGAACCTGTCGACGGTCGCCTGGATCAAGTGCCGGGCCGACTCCGGGCCGGAGTCGGGCAGGGTCTCGCTGACCACGCGCCACGCGATCTGCGGGGCGTAGTAGTCATAGCCGGGCAGCAGCAGTTCGACGAGCTTGACGTACAGGTTGCCCCGCGCTGCGGTGTACGTCTCGGAGCGTTGTGCCGCCAGCATCGGGTCGTCCTGGGTGGCGGTCGCCCAGTGGACAGCCACCGCCAAGTCGATCCGATCAAAGTCGCACATGCAGTCCTCGTCGGGCTTGCAACACGCCGGGCAGGTGGGCGGATTCATTCACTCCTCCTTTCGCTTGGGCCTGGCCCGGATGACCTGGACCTGCATCAGTGACAGCACCCCGGTGATCCATCCCAGAATCCACCAGATGAACCCGTTCACGGCATCACCTCTGCGTCAGACATGGGTGGACACATAGTGGACGGCTGCCAGGACCACGCCGGCAGACATGCCGTTCAGGACGACGGAGAGCGGGGCGGTGCTCTTCTTGGACCACGTCCTGTTATTCATAGGTCTCCTCCTTTGACGCGATGTACACGGCCACCAGCGTGGTCATGGAAATGCAGGCCCAGGCGATGAGCGTGAAGATGATGATGAGAATGGCAGCGGCCGTGCTCAGGATCAGGTCCCTGTTCGTGAGCATGCTGACCAGGAACACGAAGAATGCGAGGGCGCCCCCGAGGAAGGAGACAGTCCAGGACAGGACGTTGAAGACCCCCGCGATCGCCATCGCCCTGTGGGAGAGGCTGTCCGTGCTCGGCACCCGGGTGATTCGGTTCCGCATCCGTTCGAACTGGTGATCCAGGGCGAGGTTGAACCTCCTCCGCCTCGTTTCGATCGCATCGTTGGTTACTTCGTCGGTCTCTTCGCTGATGTGGATGGTCACGCCTGGTCCTCCTCGTCGTCGCTGACGAACCTGTCGAGCTGCTCCTCTGCCACCTTCATCAGGTTGTCGCCCTCGTCCTCCTCCGGGTCCTGGGTGATCGTGTAGAACAGGCCGTGATCGCTGGGCCCGGAGGCGCAGTCGAAGCAGATGTCCTTGCCGGTGTACGAGTCGGTCAGCACCCGTCCGGTGTACTGGCGACAGAGGTCGCATTCGAAGAGGGACAGGACGGTCGTGCCAGTGAAGTGCAGTGATCGACTCATGGGGTCTCCTTCAGGTTGATGTGTGCGTAGCCGTACTCGTCCTCCCCGACGGGTCCGTTCCAGTCGATGTCGAGCAGGTTCATCTCTTCGAGGTAGTCGACGACCGGTTCCATCTCCTCCGGCGTCAGCATCCGATCGCCACGGAACAGTGCGGTGACGTTGAAGCCGTACCCGGTGCTCTGGTCTGTCGTCTCCAGGTCCACCCGACTGAAACCAAACAGCCGAAGCTTTCCCTTCAGGCGTTCGAACCTGTAGGTGTCGCCAGACATCACACCCCCTCGGTCAGGAACCGCCATGCGGTGTCGACGTCGGGGCCCTCGTACAGGTCGGTGCCCTCGCCGCTCTCAGGGTCGGGGTAGTCGCCGACGTAGAACATGCCGTCCTGGACCATGCCCCGGGTGCCGCACATCAGCACCATGCACCAGCCGCCGGTCTGCGCGATGTAGGGCTGACCCGCATCGAACGCATCGAAGTCGCACGGCAGGACGTCGATCAGGGCTGCCGGCACGTCCGGCATCTGCCGCTTGATGGCGTCTCGATACGCCTCGTTCAGGGAAATCACTTCCTGTCTCCTTGCTTCGCGTGGTTGTCGAACGTGGCGACCAGTGCCCCCCACTGGCCGGTCTTGCGCCACTGCCGGACCAGCTGGCCCTTCGCGGACAAGCCGACGATCACGCCGGCCGGGTCCAGGAAGCGGTTGTCGGTGGCATCCCCGGACACCATCGGGAAGCCGGCGAACGTCGGTGGGACGCTCTTGTCCCGGGGGTTCGCTGGCTGGCGCAGGACCGCGGTCACCGTGTCGCCCCGGTCGAGGATCCGCTTCACAGTGCTCAGCCGGGTGGCCGACGTGGACGAGTACGTCGTGCGGTACACGCCGGGGATCAGATGCCCGACGCGATCGATCCGCTTGGTGTAGTCGTATGCATGGCCACCGGCGTCGGAGATGGCGTCCCAGAACTCGCCGGGCAGCCACCGCTCCCACGCCACGTCGGAACCCACATTCGGCCGGACCACCAAGGTCTGGTCGTTGCGGTCGGCCCGGAGGGCCAGGGCCCTCACGTCGCGCACCATCAGCGTGGCGTACGCATCGGCGTCGGCCTTCAGCAGGGCCAGCAGGGCCTGCCGTGCGGTGGCGACCTGGGATGTGGTGGCCCGGAACGACTTGTCCACCACGCACGTCACAGCGCAGTGGGTGTCGTTCACGCACGTTCCGTTCACCCGGCCGGACGGCAGGGTGTGCGATGCGATCAGCGCGGTGGGATTCCGGACCATCTCGTGGTCCAACTTGGTGTTCCCGCCGTGCTTGATGATCCGGACCTTTCCGTCTGGGTTCAGGCCGAAATCGGCCCGGATCGCGGCCCAGGCTGCTTCAGCCACCGGCGTTGGCACCGGCTGGGCGGGGCGTGATTCGAGATCGAGCGTGAGCATCTGGCCTCCAGGGGCCTCGAGTGCGGACAGGTTAGCGTGCCTTGGCGTACTTCTTGGCCTGGGCCAGGGAGAACCCGCGTGTCTGCAGGTCCCAGACCTTCTGCCTCTCGCCGAGCGGACCCCACGTCGCGGACAGGCTGGCCCCGGTGCGGTTGCCCATCGAGTCCTCGTTGTACTCCGAGTCGTACATCGTGTAGCCGCCCGTCCCGCGGGTCCAGGTCAGTCGGTCGAGGTAGCCGAAGAAGACCTTCGCGGTGCTGCCGCTGTGGGCGTGGTCCACGGCGCGGTTGTTCTCCCACACCGACCAGGTCACCTCGCGGCCCTTGAACCTGATCACACCACAGTTGTGATCGTGCTTGGTGAGGATCCGGAACTCAGTCGTCGTGGACTTCGCCTCCGGGAGGATGGCGTCCATGTCCGCCACGATCGGGGTGACGGGCGGCTTGTCACCCCGACGACGGAGCATCCCTTCCAGTACGTAGATGGCGGCCCAGTCGTAGACGCTGTTCCAGTTGGTGTCGTCGCGCCGGGTCAGCTCCTTCTGGTACTTCTCCCGGCTGGTGGTCTTGATTTTGACGTGGACGCGCTTCGCCTCGGCGAAGATCCGCTCCCGATGTGCGTTCTGGTCCTCGCGCAGCAGCTTCTTCAGCGGTGCGACAGCAGCAGTGGGCAGGGTGAAAGTGCCATTCTCATACTCGTTGTTCGACAACTCAGTTCTCCTTCAGGGTGTTACGTCGGGTGATGGCCTCTTCGATGCGAGCAGCGAAGGAGGCCTCCGCGTATTCAGGATCGTCAGCGTGGATCTTCCTGAGGGTGACCGTCAGCAGTTCGCGGAGTTCCTCGTCGGTGAATCGATCGTCCGTGCTCACTCGATTACGGCCTTGTTCGTGTATTTGAGTTGGTCGGCCGTGCATTCCGTGGCGGTCTTGTCCGTGCGGCGGCGCATGACGCGGGGCTGCACCAGCCGTGGCCTCGATCGGTCGGTGGCGTACAGGTAGCGCAACTCGAGGACGTCGCCCGGGGCGATCTTCCCCTTGCCCACGATGGACGTGCGGCCGACGTCGATCATCTTGCCCTTCGAGTAGACGCCCAGCCGAACCGACTCCTTCCCGTCATCACGCACATCCAGGACGACGGCGTCGATCGTGGAGACCAGCTTCACCTTCATCCACGATGCGGAACGCCCCGGTGTGTACGGGGCGTCCAGTCGCTTGATGATGAAGCCCTCCCGTTTCGTCTCGATGATCTGGCGGATCAGTTCTGTCTTGTTCTCCACGCCCCTGGCCTGGATGACCAGACGCATGGACGGGGAATCCAGATAGTGGACCAGCGCCGCGGCCAGGTTGCGGCGGGCCGTCAAGGTGAGGGCCTCCCGACCGTCAGGGATCAGGTCGAACACCCACAGCACCTTGTCGACCATCTCCCCATCCACGGTCCAGCCCTGCGGCAGGCGCAGCCGCTTCAGAGGCTTCGGAATCTGATGGCCGTACGGACCGCCGGACCGACCCAGGGCTACGACTTCGCTATCCCCGGTGCCCACCAGCAACAGCCGGTGTCCGTCCAACTTCGGCTCCACCGCATATCCGTCGTCCTCGACGTACTTGGGCGACTGCATCATGGGGACCTCGGTCGCCAACTGGGCGGTGAGGGTCTTCACAGGTCCCCCTTGATCTCGACCGAGAACATCGCCTGAACCTTGTCGAGTTCGATGATCCGCTCCAGTGCGTCGGCGATCCGTGTCAACTGCTTCACGGATTCGACCTGTGCGTTCAGCGCTGCTATTTCAATATGCGTCAGTGCCATGGCGCCTCCTTCAGATGGTCCTGTCCTAGGACAGCCAGCCATGCCGTGGCGATGGCCTCGGGGGTCATGTCGTTCAGGTCGTCCTCCTCGTCGGCGATGCCGATCGCCTCGCCGTCCCCGTCCCACGGTGTGGCGTAGTGCCAGCCACACAGGCCGGTCGCCCACTGACGGTCGACGGTGAATGACAGGATTCCGGGGAACTCCCAAGATGTGGGGATCCCCGCCTTGGCGAAGGACGTCTCCATCGCCAGATGGATCAGATGGTCACGTTCGATCATGGCCTTCCTCTCAGACGCGCGGCCAGTTCGAGGCGCGGTAGGTGAAGTGGTTGTAGAGCCCCTCCAGGTAGGAGGGGAATGAGTACTCCTCATTGCCCAGCAGGCGGGCTCCCAGCACCAGCACGGCGTCAAGATCCCCATCTACCCAGGCGTTGCGCAGGGCTGGATCGATGGCTGCCTCATTCACGGAGGCGTGCAGGATCCTGTGGAAGTCGAGCGGGGGCGGGATCTCACCCATGCTCACCAGCCACATGTGTCGCTCCTCCAGTTCCGGGCGACTCAGCCAGCCCGCCACCAGTCGTGGAGGGAGCGGGTTGGTCACCGTCGTCGCCGGCTTCGGACGGATGTCGAGGTCCACCGGGTCGCTCGGTGCGGTGAGCAGGTGTGTCCTCACCCGATCCGGATCGATTCCAATCTTCGTGGCGGTCGCCTTGCCCAAGGTGGCGACCATGTGCGGGGTCAGGTCGGTGCGGGCCGCCAGCAGGATGCCGGTACTCATCTCGACCTTCGCCCCGATCCGGTGCAGTTCAGTGCCCGTCTCGGCGACCACCTGCTGAATGTCGGGGAGTTCAGCGGTGAAATCGGTGTCCTCCTCCGGGAGGACCAGCATCCCCACCGTGATTCGGGGGCTGCGACGCACCAGCCGGGTGAGTGTCCCGTTGACGTGTTCCACCTGGTCGCCGTAGCCGATGGGCAGCATGACTAGCGGCTGCTTGACGACGTTCCCCTCCACCCAGAAGGTTTCGATGAGCTCGCCGACGTAGCCGGTGATCCGCTCACGCATCGAGGATCAGATCCTCATCGAGGACGACGGAGGAGACGACGGGCCAGAGCGCGTTCTCGGTGTGCCAGGTGGTGCTGCCGAACTCTTGGCAGTCCGAGAGCAGCATGCGGTACAGATGTTGACGCAACTCCGTCTCGGTCCCGTGTTCGATGGTCATCCTTCGTTCTCCTTCACTGACTCGAGCAGGGCTGCAAGTTCTGGGTTCTCGGCATCCCAACGTGCGCCGACTTCGGCGGCGATGAGGTCCATGTCGAAGTCGACCTCCCGCTTGTACGTCCGGTTGTAGTGGTCTTCCTGCTCGTCCTTGATGGCGGTCTCCCGGGCCTTCTTCGCCTTGCGCATCCGCTGTTCCGCTCGCTCCTCCTCGCGATGGGCAGCCTCGGTGGCCCGCCGGGCCTCGAGTTCGGCCTTGCCCACGGCCATCCAGTACTCCTTCGGCTGGAAGGCTGTGCGACAGGTCTTGCAGCCGATCCACGTCACCCGCTGGCCGCGCTTCGGCGGGTCGAACCCACATTCGGCGAGGTAGCTGACGTCCTCGGTGCTGGCCGTGCGTCGGGAGTCCTTGGCGTACCGGCAGGTCTGCTCGTGGACGGTGATCGTCCAGAACTTCGCGTTGAGCGTCCTGCCCTCCTCGGCCAACTTGGGGAGGTAATGCGGGACCGGCCAGTACCGCTCCCCCTCGTGGAACCTGTAGTCGTTCAGTTCAGCCATCGTGCTTCTCCTTCACGTCCCACGTCATGATCCGTTCCCACTTCAGGACCCGGTCGATGTCGTGCAGCCAGTGGTAGGGCGGGTTGCCGCAGACCAGACACATCGGCTCGGTGTGCATGGGGTGGCGCACATCCCCCCGCTCGTAGTCGTGCGGCTCCCGCTCACTGCCAGCCATCAGGCCATCTCCTCCACGAACGTCAGTGCCTCGATGACCTTCTTCATGCCATCGGGGTGGGTCAGGATGATGTCGTTCCACATGTACGGCCCCCCGCTCGATGGCTTCCCGTACGAGGCCCACCTCCAACTGGTGTAGTCCGAGCGCTGAACGGCCGCGTCGATGCGCTTCTCGGCCTCGACCAGTGCCTGCACCCGCTGACGCATCTCCTCGTTGGTGAGTCCCTTGGTCATCAGGCCACCCTCCCTCGGCGCTGACCGGGCTGACGGACCTGATCGGACAGGGACACCAACTGGCCGGTGAACAGCTGCACCTGCAGGGCAGCCAACTCGGAGCGGTCACCCAGCATCTCGGCGTACTCGTTGATCCGGCGGGTCAACTCAGCCGCCCGGGTGCCGTACTGATCGAACGTGCGCTCCTCGATCGCAGTACCCGCCTGCAGGATGCCGGCGATCT